GTTGATACGGTAAGCAATACCCCAGTTCCTGCGGGTGCACCAAATGTCGGTGAAACCCTCAACGAATACAAGCGTCGTAAATATAACGAACACCAGAAGCGTGTACGCGAAATTCGTCAAGGTGGCGGTAAAGCAGGAATGCTTAGATACCCAGAGTGGGATAAATTCCACGGTTCAGCCATTGAAGAAAACTGGAACAAAAAGAATGGTGTTCCTAAGGCTAGAAAGCGTGTTATTAACGAACCGAAGCCTAAAGACAAAATTGATGCTGTTGCTCAACCCAAGAAGCCCGTCAAGCCTCGTGCGCCCAAGGCAAAGATTGCAGACGCCAAGAAGGAAGTAACTGCAGAGAAGCCAGCAGTAAAGAAGGCTGCCGTTAAGAAACCTGCTGCGAAAAAGCCTGCGGTCAAAAAAGCGGCAGCACCTAAGCCAGTAATTAAAGAAAAGACCGACTGGGGTAAAGAAATACTAAAGTCATTAGATGATGAAGATGTATTAAATGTCAAAAACATTGAATCTTTGTTGAAAAAAGCAAATATCGAACAGACCGTAATTGACAGAACGATTAAGAACCAACTTGACCGAGAGGCTGATGCTGCTAAGCAATTTGCAATGCGTCAAAAACAACTTGAAGACGGTCTAATTACAAGCGCAGAATACGAGAGATGGGTAGATACATTTATCCAAGATATTGCTCCCGTTAAAGACGGAATCAAAGACAGACTCAATTCTTTTATTAAAGAAGTAGAAGACAACAAAGACCCAGACGAAATTAAACGGAAGTTAGAACGACTACTTACGGGTAACAGGCTTCAGGTTGCCAATGTTGTGGTTGCTGATTTGGCAAAGAAATTTAATGCCGCTCAACAAGCCAAAAAACCAGTTCAGCCTGTTGACAGTGCACCATCAGTACCCAAAGCAGCCAATGCGGGTAAAAATCTAGCGAAGGCACTTCGTGTTGCTGGCGTTAGAAAGCACGGCAAAGAAGGAAAGATTGCCGCAGGAGATGGACTCCCACCTAAACCAGGAGAACTCCCAGTTCCTCATCTTGTTAAATCCAAGATGACCAGCACTGAAGCCATTGAGCATTTAAAGAACGGTGGCGACCTCGCCGTTGTTCCCCATCAATTCTGGTTCCAAGCAATTCAGGCTAACTTGAAAACACCAAATAACCCAGATGGCACATGGGACACATTGGCTAAAAAAGGTGGAAATATTGGTGACACTTTTATTTTCGTAAAACTTGACGCAAAAGGCAAAAAAACAAATTCAGGATGGGTTTTTAAAGCCGCATCAAATAGCGATAACTTGCATGAATTAATGGCATGGAACCTTGCAGGCGCTCATGGGTTCGACATTGAAGGTGCTCATATGGATGGTCAGATTGGTGGACGAAACTCTGTAGTTCTTCCATTTGCTCAGCACCATATTCCTAGCGACTGGAAAGAAATTAAGGGCAACGGCGATAACTTCGACAGAGATGCGATTGATAACTTGGACGATAAGGCATACCCACAACGGGTTGCTCATTATCTTCATAACTATCTTCTTGATGTTAGGGATAGGCATCCTGGCAATGGTTTTGCTAAAGTTTTTGCGAAGCCAAGCGGCGAAAAAGTAGCACATATTATTCCAATTGACCAGGGTTGGGCATTCAAAAAGGGATACAACTCGCCAGCGAGCATCAGAGAATATGGTTTTGGCATGGACAATAACCTTCTTGAAAGAGTCAAACGGCACTTAGAGCAGATACCCAATAAAAAAGAACAAGCAAGACAAAGACAAGCCGTAGTTGATGCAATGGACGGAATCATTGAAAACGCTCAAAAGGTGATGAACATGGACACTTCTGATGTTTACGCTTGGGTAAGGTCTATGTATCCAGAAGGTCAAGATGTGAGCGAAGCGCAAGTAACCCGTTTTTGGAATAGTTACAATAAGATGGTAAAACAACTTGCTGCAGAACGCGCCGACATCATAAAGAAAATTGGAGGATAGTCATGGCACAAGAAGAAATCCTTATCTACAAGACCCCTACATCAATCCATGACGAAAGTGAAGGGGAACTTATTTGCTCTATTTCTCGTGAAGGTCAATCATTGACCATCAGGGGTATGAACAAGAATTGGGCAAGCACCTATTCTGACATCATTAAAAACTCTTCAGGACGCCCAGATATTGGAAAAGACAAGTATGGTCTGGTCACTATCCTGAACTCCACATACGGCAGAGAAGTTCATTACGGCGACCAAATCGAAGACGGAGTATTTGCTGAAGAATCAGCAACTCTTCCATTCAAAATTACACTAAAAGTTTAGGCACTCATGTCAAGAAAATCCATCATAGAGATAAAGACAGACAACCCTAAGTCGCCGCTATTCCCCACCCGTGAGCAAGCAATTGCTGCTGGTAAAGGATGCACAGGTGTTCGCATCGTTCTAGTTAATGGAACACAAATGTTTGCTCCATGTCCTCCAAATGCGGATGGATTTGAAAAACTAGGCGAGCGTGGTGTCGCTGGAATAGAGACTCTCCCTGACGGCGGGTTAGTTTCAGCAAAAGATGATGACATCGTGGAGATAGATGAGAAAGGGTTTGTCAGCAACTACAGTCGCTCCACTGACCCTGATGTTTTCTCTGACCCTGACTCTGCCCGTGTTCGTGCCCGCAATCTTGGTTGTATCGGCATTCGCTCCTATATTGCAAAAGACGGCAAAAAGGTTTACCTTCCTTGCACTAACTCTTCTGACTACAACAAATACACGGGTTTGCGCCACGACGGCGCTCCTATGAAGAAGAAGTCAGCCATGTCTCGTGTCGGTAAGCGCAAAATGCGCACGATTCTTACGAAGCCGACAAAACCAAGCGTGCCTAAAGAAATAGATATTGACTCACAGACTGTAAATACTCTTGCTATGAAAGTACGCCAGCATAACTCTGGGGTAACAAACAAGCCAGACTGGGCACACACTAACCTTAGAGTCTTAAAAGATGTTTACATAAGGGGAAATAAGGACGGCAAAGGCTTCGCTCGTGTCAATGAATTTCTAAAACTTGTACGCAGTGGAACCGCTGATTCTGGCTACCACAAAGATGACGACCTTTTGGACTCAAACCACCCTTGGTTGAAGAAGCCAAGTGGTAAAAAATAAAACCAAAAATTTCCAAATAGTTGCAGGGATACAACATAGTCAAGTGTTACTCTGCTTAATAAGACATTAAACGGTTGGGTGCTCACCTGAGCCTTTATTGTAGAAAACAAAAATCCACCATAACTAACTTTTTAGGAGTTAACATGTCTTTTGACGAATCCCGCCTACGGGAACTACAAGGTGCCTTGCGCACAAAAATGGCAGACAACAAAGCAATTGCTGACTCATTCCAAATTGAGAATGAAACAGTAGTAGTTGATGCCAAGCAGAAGTCAGCATTCGATAGCAACATGCGTGATATCCGCGAAATCAAGAGCCTCATTGAGGGTCTTGAAGGAATGCGCGATGTCGATTCATGGTCAAGCCAACCAGCATCTGGTTCGGTAGCACAAGAGTCAAACGCTCAAGGTCAGTGGGCTCCTCAGCCTCAGGCTAAGAGCCTTGGTCAAATGTTTGTTGATTCTCCAGAATTCAAGGCTTTGGATTCAGGTAAGAATGGCGCAAACATGCCAAGTCCTTTCCAATTGAACCGCGCAGATGTTGCGGGAATGTGGAGCACAAAGGATATCTACTCAGCACTTCCATCAGGTAACCCTGGTTCATTTGGTTCAGTCCAGCGTGACCCAATGGTTCTTCCTCCAATGCGTACTCGCCGTGTTCGTGACTTGTTCCCAAGCCGCACCACGACAGCAGCAGTTATTGAATACTTCCGTATGACTGGTTTCACCAACAATGCAGCGTCAGTTGCAGAGCGTGATGGCGGTTCATTCGCTGCCAAGCCACAGTCGTCTTTCTCCTTCGTTGGAGAGCAGGCTCCTGTTCGCACCTTGGCACACTGGGAAGCAGCACATCGCAATGTTCTTGCTGATGAGCCACAACTGCGTTCAATCATTGACAACGAACTCCTTTACGGATTGCGTTTGCAGGAAGATTCCCAAATCCTCACAGGTAACGGTTCAGGTGAAAACCTTCGCGGTATCTTGGAGACCACAGGAATCCAGACATACGACTGGTCTGCTGGACTTGTCGGTGACAACAAGGCTGATGCGATTCGTCGTGCCGCAACCTTGTCGTTCCTTGCTTACTATGAGCCAACAGGTGTTGTTCTTCACCCTAACGATTGGGAAGACATTGAACTTTCCAAGGATGACAATGGTCAGTACCTCGTAGCAGTTTCTGTTGCTATGGGTGGCGAGCCAAAGTTGTGGCGTATTCCTGTGGTTGATACCCCAGCAATGACAGAGGGCACTGCTCTTGTCGGTGCTTTCGGTACAGGCGCACAGTTGTATGACCGTGAACAGGCAAGCATCCGTATCAGCGAACAGCATGCAGACTTCTTCGTCCGCAACGCTATCGTTGTTCTTGCTGAGCAGCGTTTGGCTCTTGCAGTCAAGCGTCCAGAAGCATTCGTCGCAGTATCTTTCGACGGCGCTCCAGTAGCCTAATAAGCATTAAGCGGAACCCCGCTCATACCTTTGGGTGTGGGCGGGGTTTTTGCTATATATGGCACGGTTCTAACATTTGTGATATTGCCTTATGTGAGACAATATATACATGCCTACCTTAGGGCTAGAGAAACCCCCTGTCCGTAAAAGGCTGGGGGTTTTTTTATTACTAAATTATGGCTATCTCTAGCCTATTGATTTGTTTATTAAAGAAAGACAAAGCGTCATCAGTAGTTGCAGTTTCACTCCACGAGTTGATGTCCTCATCCATGAAGGCTTCCAAGTACTTAATTGTCTCTGCGTAGAGACCAAACCTGTTTGAGTTAATGGGAACATCCTCAAGGGAGCCATCCCATGACTTCATATCTTTAAGAGAAGCACCACAAGCCAAAGCAACAGCGCCGTTTATGTTTATCTTCCCTGAATACGAATGAAGGGGCAGCCAACCATTAAAGCCATACTGCTCAACATTGCTTGCAGCATTCTTTAATATGTCAACTACCCCTATTCGTACTAGGTCAAGCAGTGTCATGCACTCACTTTACAGGACAAGCACCGCCTGCACAGTCATCGAAATCAACTTCAAATCCGCGAGCGGCTTGCATTGGTGCAGAGAAGTCAATCTTTGAGAAAATCTTCTCGTACTCTGCTTCAGTGATTTCCTCATATGGAGGCAATGGGAAGTTATGGTCAGCATGAAGAAGGAATGAAACCGACTTAACACTCACATCGTAATTATTTGAAAGCCATTCCTTGATTGATTCAAGTTCTTCCTTACGGTAGTACACAGTTACCGACACAGCATTGTCTGCCCAGTCGCGCTGTAGAGCACTTACCCATTCCAACTGGTCAATAGCAGTCATATCTTTTGCAAGAACTGAGTTGTCAGGAGACTTACATGGAAACTCAACTACATACTTAGTGTGGTCTTCGCGTCCATCAAGACCAATGTCCCAAGTGACCTTGTAGCCACGACGACGACAAGCATCAACAAGTTTGTCAGCAGCACCGAAACGAACACGACGGATGTAGTGACGGGCAAATGCTGGGTGGATTCCTGGCGTTACGCCAGGAAGAAGTGACAAGGTTCCTGAAGGCTGAACTGTTGTTAGACGCACAGATACTGGAAGTTTGTTTTCAGCAGAGTAAGACTTGTCAAACTTGTCAAGTTCTTCATAGCCAGTTTTAAGCCATGAAAGTTGCTCTGTGTTGCACTGAAGGATTCCTGTAACAGATTGTCCAAGTCGTGCATTCTTCTTAACGATGTTTGTTGTTTTCTCGTATGGGTAATCCATTTGAGTAATGCGCTTTTGGCAGAGATACAGCAGGCGTGAGATTTCACAGAACTGCTCGTATGACTCAATGTTCGGCAAGAACAAAGTTGCAAGGTTGCAAGACTCCCCGTCGGCTAGAGCAATCTCTGCGCAGGGGTTGAAGCCCTCAATAGATGGGTCAGGGCGCTTCTCCCCAGTACGACCGAATTGACGCGCTAGGCGGCGATTGAGAAGCCCGTACGGCTCTCCGTTGCCTCCGTAACCCTTCCAAAGTTCAGGAAGGATGTGGTCATAGTAGTCAGCGTAAATACTGTTGTTTGAGTTTGCCCGCCATGCAGGTACATCGCCGCTTCCCCAGTTCTTTGCACGAAGGAAAAGAACATCGTCAGGGTCACCGATTGCAATTTGTGCTGAACGACGAGAAGAACCAGAAACAACAATACGACCAATGATGTTGCAAATATCAAGCACATCTACTGAACGGAGTTTCTTTCCTGCACGATTGTTCATCACATTACAAATGTCTTCAATGCCGTCGATAAGAGCACCAGGACCAGACGCAGTACCACCGAATGTGCTCAACTTGGCACCAAATTCACGAACAAGGATTGTTGAGTAAGTGAACGACTTACCTGTAACAAAGTACGACTTCAATGCAGCGTGAAGAAGGCGACGCCATCCACCACGAGAGTCAGGAACAATAATGTCTGCATCGTTTGTGCGCTCATGAGTGATTGTTACATTTGACTTGACCTTAGGAAGGTCATGAATCTTGGAACGCTCAACAGAGAACCCAACTCCACCGCCAAGCATGAGATAGTCAAAGAGAAGTTCAAAGTCTTCAATCTTTTCAATGTTGGTGAAGTAGCAGTTGTTCATTGATGTACCGTTGAACTGCTGTACAAGTGGTGTACCTAATTGCCATAATGCGCGTCCGCTGAATGAACAGCGAAGGTTGAACATGTGGTCAAAAAGTTTTTCTGCATCTTCTTTTGAGTACGGAACCCCAATGTCGTATGCACCATTAATGCATCGCTCAATTGTTTCAGCCCATGTTTCATTCATATCTGTGCCGTCAACTGGACGGCTATAAGTGCGCAGATAAACAATCTCGCCCAGACCACCAAAACCCCAAGGTGGTGTTTGGTTTTCGTACGACAAAACAAACGATTTATCAAGTATTGACACGATGTCCCCTAATTCTTTACTAACTGTGGAGTACTAGCATACACGGAACAGGAATACAGAAAGTGTTTAGAGTAGTCCTAATTCTTTTGCTTTTTCGACTGTGATGTAACTGCCCTTGCGGGCTAACAAAACTTTGTTTCTGTAAAAAGGGGTTATTTGTCTATCTTCAAAAATGTCTTCTTCTACCAATACCGTAGTTTTCTTATTCAACGATTCATAGATACCAATACCAACAATGTGCTTGGGTGCTGCGCCATCAGCCGTGCAGTCGCCTGTTTTATTTCCACAAACAATGCATGGTTGCCGTGATGCTCTCAGTATCTGGACATCGTCAAAGATGAATTCTGGTCGTTCGCCTTGATTACTCATTGTTATCCACAGCATTTTCCACAGAGCCGATGCGCTGTTGTATTCGGTCGTTATCGCTAGGGTATATATTTCGCAGTTTTTCACCGTCCGCCGTCGTGACTGCACCGCCATGCAAAACTTTGCCAAGACTAAACCCGTAACACGCATTCACAACATCACAAACACCGAACATCATGACTGAAATCCTCTTGCGTCGCCAGTTTGGTGCAGTAATAATTTGTTGAATCATCGGGTCCCCAGCACGCCAATTAATCATCCCCGCCCATGAGGACATATATTCTTTACTGAGCCTTCTCATGGCTTCTGAAGCCTCCACGACAGTACCCCACGGGTATGTATCATCAGCAAATCCCAGAAGGATAAAATGAGCAGGTTGAATATGTGTGCCGTCAAGAAGCACAAACCAAAGTTTTGTTACTTCTTCTTCAGAACCAAAAACTTCTTCACGGTAATATCTAGCAACAAGGCGACCTTTATCGTCAATTTCGCCCCAGCCCCACTCGGTCAAGTCTTCAGTAGGCAGTTCTTCGTCAGTCGTGTACCACCTTTTTGGTGGTGGACGCATACCAGCCGAAAGCCAGCGGATATCAAAGAAACGGTCGCTAAGTTTGTTGCCTGTATCTAGTGCAAATGTTGAAGGAAATTTCGCCATGTAGCGAGATTATCACTTTTTCAACTAATAATTAGTCGTTCCACCATGCTGTCCAAGGCTTTGCTGAAGCCGAAACTGCATCTGTGTCGTGAATACCAGTGTAGGCAATCGAGATTGTGACGATTGCATCGTTTTCGTAACCCGTCCAGTCGCCATCGGAAGCATAAGGGAAAACCTGAAGGAACTCGTCAGTGTTCATAATGGCAACATCTGCGAGGTATGCCCGTTGGTTGAAGTTGGTTTCGTTGTATGCCCAACTTGTGTTAAAAGCATTTCCCTTGTCAACAGGTGTCGCGGCGGTACTACGAAGGCTCAATTGGCTTCCCACTATTGCACTCGATGCGGCAAATGCGCCAATTTTCCCAGCAGCATTATCTGGATTTCCGAGCCACATTGTCGGCTTCAGTGTTTCGTCAACAATTTGGTTATACCCGATGTTTTCAAATACATACATGAACTCTGTTGGGTTATCATACTGTGAGTACTGTGTTTTGGTGTTCTTGGTCTTCGTTACCGACAAAGATAGTTGTCTTTCAGTTGTCTCAACATCTACAGTTCCGTTATCAGTAGTACCCCAAAGACCGCTAGTCGCGCCGTAATTCTGTTGCGTGGTGAACCAGATTGACTCAATCTTTACACGGAACGGAAAAGACACATTCAAAAAAGAAGGGTCAGACTGCCTCACTGTCCACTCGTAGTTGACGATTGATGGGGGCGTAATTCCAGACATTGTTTCTCCTAGAAAGTGTAAGGCTGTCCAAATATTATGACATAAAAAAAGCACCCTACTGACTATCAGCAGGGTGCTTTAAATGTGTTTAGTTACACAGTTTTAATAAAACGCTTATCACTCTCAAGTGCAGAGTACTCTTCGTTGAAAAGAACCTTGAACTCATCTTCATACTTATGTGAAAGTACAACATTCGCACGACGGCGTGCCTCTGCACGACGAGCATTTTCACGCTTCTGTACTTCGTTCCGACGAGCCTTCTCTGCTTCTGGCAACGGCTTGCGACCTTTGCGCTTTTGAAGTGATGCCTTCATTTGTTCATATGGTGTAGTCATGATGTCTACTTTCTGTCTAGGTGTGTTCTTTTGAACACTTGAAACAATACACACCCCTCACCCGAATTGCAACTTTTCTCAAATAATCTTTTGACTTGCAATAATCCCCGAAAGAAGATAAAGTGCCAACCATGACTAATACCTCCTTTGACTACGAGCAAGAAAAAACCCTCCTTCAAGCCCTAGATGAAGCAATCAAGGTTGCTGGCAAAAAGATGGACTTGGATGACATCGCTGATGATGCCCCCGATGACGAGCAGGACTCCATATACGAAGAGCGCTTCCACTGTGGCACCTGCATTGTCCGTTCCGTCTTGGACACCATCTGGGTCGATATGGAGCGTCTGATGGACTTCTATAGGGATTCAACCCCACCAGAAAATATTCTGTAGAAGTTGCAATACTACAACAGGGGGTGTATAGTTAATCCCCTTACCTACTAAAGAAAGATAAAAATGAACATTTCACCTATTGAGTTACCTGTTGTCAGGAACCTCTCAGAATCACGAGAACTAGCATCAATGTTTGCAGCAGTATTAACTGTTGGGCCAGAACAACGCGAAGTCAGTTGGAAACACAACAACCACAAGGTTCTAGTTTTTGGTGACACAACAAGCGGTCACGGCGCACCAACATTTGAACAAATTGCTGAAGCAGTTGAATGGGGCAAAGACCAAAATGACTTGCTTGTTCACTGTCACGCAGGAATGTCACGCTCCACCGCCACAGCATGGGGCATTTCAATCGCACGAGGCGCAGACCCACTAGATTCATTCCTTGCACTTAAAGAAGCGCAACCAAAGAGTGAATACCGTGATGGGCGCAGTCGTGAGTTCATTCCCAACAATCTCATCGTCAAGCACCTTGAAAAGTTCTTCAACCTTAAAGGTCTTGTTGATATCCGTAAGGAACACGCAACATCGGGTGGATGGTTCTAATGACCGACGAAACGCAAAAACCCAAAATGGTTCATGGCACATATGCTTGTTACACAAATAACAAATGCAGATGTGAACTATGTGCGGGTGCGGCTCGTGAATACATGCGTCAATATAGGCAGACCGAACAAGGACGCCAGAAAAGTCGCTTCTATACACATCTTGCTGCAAAGCGTGCAAGCCGTGCCGCATCATGGCTAAAAGAAAACAACCCTGAAGTATGGGCTGAAATCTGTCTTGAAATCAATCCTTCAACATACAAAAATGGTTCTCGCTAAATGGCAGACCATGCCGAAATCCAACGCATCATGCGGAATCTATCAATCCACGATTGCCTTGATTCCCTAATGGGTCTCGCTACAAGCGCACTCACCACAACTGAAACTGCGCAACTAGCACTTGATGCACACGGGTTTTTAACAGAACTAGCCGCTGAAAATAAAGTATTCAACGACGCCCTGCGTAATAGGGGCACAACATATCCACATGAAGTGGTTTAACGACTCTCTAAGTGGTCACAACTCTCTTGGGTTTGACTACTGTGTAGAAAATGGAGAAAGATGGTATGGTTTACTACTATGGAACAAAGTAATAGGAATAAGAATCAAAGAGACGAGACGGATGCTCTCCGCCAAGAAATTTCAGAACTCCGTGGACGACTTGTCGAAAGTAATCGCGTGGTTGAACGAGAAGAATACAGCGAATCAGCAATCGGAAGAACCCTCGGAACAATCGGAACACGATTCAAATCCCTCTTAAACAATAAAAAAATCTAAACTAACTAGAAAGTAAAAAATGCAACTATCGTCTTTCCCAGACGACCATGATGTTTCCAATACAGTGCCATGCATTGTGTTGCTCCACTACCCCAATGGGGATGGTGTATATCACGGTCCATTCAACAATGTCCATGAAGCACGCAAATGGATAGATGACCTTCACGACAATACGAGTCGCCACATGTCTATGTCAATAATCCACCTTCGTCGTACTGACCTGCAAATGAGAACTGGCGACTACTACGCTCCCTCAAGTTGCTTCAGCGAAGAAGACTACTTAAATCTCTACATCAGAAATGAAACGGAAAAATAAAAATGGAAATGCCAGACCTGCCACCAGCAGAAAAATCAGCCGAACAACGCAGAGCACTAAAGTTCTGGGTTGACCACAGTGCACGACTAGAAGCAATGATTGGTGAACTTCGTGCTCAACTCACAGAGACTAAAGGCTTGCTAGAAAAACTAGAACAGCGCCTTAACCAAGAACAACCCCAATAGGGTTATTCTGCTTTTCTGTCCACCTTGTTGAAGACAGCATGAATCTCACTAGAGTCCAATTTGCCGTCATCAAGGTATGCCCTTGATAAGCCCTCAACTACGGTGGCGACGCCTGCAATGCCTGCCATAAAGCATGCTTTCCATAGCGGAACACCTGCAACTGCACCTGCACCAATAACGCCCAGCCCTGATGCAGCAAATACAGCAAGAATACGGGTAAGTATGTTAATTAATGACTTCATCAATTAATTATACTTTATGGACTGCTACTTTGAGTCCTTCTTGAACTCAGACCAAGTCTTATCGCCAACACCAAAGTATTCACGGGCATAGCCAGACTGAATAATGTCCTTATTAAGACAGGCAGTTGCTGGGTCGTCAATATCGTCCGACGAAAAAATTCGTGCCAAAATACGACCGTATTTGTCATTCTTATCTGGAATCGTATTCACAAAAACCCATTTGTGGTTAGTGAGCCAATCCTGCGTGTACGCCTTCGCTTTCATGCCCATATCTTTTTCAGCAAGGTCTTTAGTGCGTGATTCTGGCGTATTAACACCATAAAGACGAACACGAATCTTGTGATGAATATTGAACCCAAGGTCAATCATTAACTCAATGGTGTCACCATCAATCACCTTTAACAGCGTTGCGCCATACCAAAATCGTTCGTTAGTCATAATTGTCTCAATCTTTTGTTTTGGCGTATTTGGCTAAAAGTGCACGCCCCTTCGCAGCAAGTTTTGCTGCATCTTCTACTGTTTCTGGAACTGGTTCACCCCATGCAGCAGCAGAAAGAGCCAAACGAGTCGGTCTGCCTTTTTCATCTTTCATAGGGCCGCTGGGATTAGTGAAAAACCGTGTCAAAAAAGAACCTTTGCGACGCATTTTTGCAGGGGTATCAGCGGGTCCATCTACGCCAGGTTTCAGGTTTGAACCCTGAGTGCGATTGAAATGTCTACGACCTGCAGCGGTTAAGCCACCTTTAGGGTCTTTAAGAGGCTCATCAGATTTTCCGTCAACCCAATCAAAAAAGTCCGACAACTGCATTTCGGTCAAGTCGCCAAGCGACTCTTCGTAATCACCGTCATCTGCTTTTTCAGAGCGGTAACCGCCACCCCGTTTTTTATATTCCCGAACCAACCAAGCATTTGCGTAAGCAGATGGATAAACATCAAACTTCGCTTTTGCTTCTGCCTTCACTCTTGCATACAAAGCCGCGTCTGTCGGTATTGCCGACTTAGACTCAATCGCGCCATCTTTTTTATCGGTCGACACATATATCGGCTTGTTGCCATCTCTTGTTTGGGTTGATTCTGCTCGTCGTTTTCTAGATATTGCAGAGCGGATTTCTTCGGCAGACATTTTACTCGCTCTGGATGCGGGAACACACTTAGGATATTTGCCTGTGTCGGCATCGTCTCTGCCGCAAGGCTCAAATCCACCGCCCTTTTTGGGTCTGGAGATGTCGACCCATTTTTCTTTAAACCATTCTTTTAATGATTTTTCGGCGTACTCAAAAGAATCTTCGTGGCTTTCAAATCTAACAGACTTGATGCTTCCTTGATAATCTTTCCAGAGCATAAAGCACCCAATCAATAGCGGTAAGTATGCTCACATTATACCAGTTAAGGCTTTTATCGGTAAGGTTCACCCTCAGCCCAAGCAGCAAGACACCAGCGTTCACCATCCGTAATTGGGGTGACATGGTTAGGGACATACGATGCCCACAAAGTCGCAAAGCCAATATTGGTTGGAATCACATTGTCAGTATGTCCAGCAGACAAAACAACATCTCCGCCCTCGTATTCGTCTGGTTCTGAGAGTTGAAGAACCATAGAAATCTTACGACGGGGGGTGGCTGATGACCAATCCATAGAGCGACTCTTGTGGTCTCCTTGTTTAAACCTCAAGATTTGGACAGACCTAATTACGCTCCACTCAAATCTCCAAGAGTTGGAACCTTCAAAAATTGTTTGCAGTCTTTCCCAAAGCCCTGGGTATTTTTTCTGCGTCAGCGTATAAACCGTAACAGAACGAATAGATTTATCCGAGTCGTTTTCATCAACCAAAACTTCATAAGAGCCCTCTTCAGCCAAAGCCAAAGCAATCAACTCTTCGCATTCTTCGGGAGTAAAAACAGAAACAACATTCGCTACACCATGAAGACTGGGTGCATACACAAGTTTGCCTTTCGGCATGAAATGTCTAGCCTTTACCATTTTTCCTCATCTTTGCGTAACACTCATGCATTGCAGAAACTGGCGCTTCATGCTGGTCACTAGAAACAAAAGAATCACCAAGCCACGCGCGGCAACGCCATGCATCATTAGTAAAAGTCAAAGAAAAACTACAGTTGTTCAAAGCAAACCATTTTGTGTACTGCGCCAAATCATAAGAACTAGAGACACTGTCGCTAGGGATTTGTTCATGTCCATATAAAACTGGCATATCAAGCAACTTTCTTTATCACTGCTACAGACATACTAGAACAAAGTCGGTTCAGGAGCAGGAGTCTCCGCAATTCTCTTACGAGCAATCTCCGCATAATCCGAGTTCAACTCACAACCATAAGAATTGCGACCCAAAGACTTCGCAACAGCCAAAGTAGTACCAGCCCCAGCAAAAGGGTCAAGAACCGTACAAGGAACAATCTCGGCTTCGCAGTTACAACTAGCAGCCCAACCAACTGTAATAGTAGGAACAACATGCTTCAAAGTGGAACCCTTATCGATACCAGTCCTCTTCATTGACTGCTCTTTAATGTCATACTGACCAGCACCATTAGCACTCCAAGCCTGAAGAATCGGTTCACCCTTTTCAATCAACCGCTGATACGGAGCACCACAAGACGCACAACAACCATGCTCGCTAGTTCCCGCCTTAATACAAGGCTCAACCAACGCAACAGGGAAAGTGGCAAAGTGTGCAGCCAAATAAGGCTTCGTATTTATAGTCCAAACAGAACGACGATTTTTATGCGTACCAGTACTACCCGACATTGAGTTGTAGTTAGTACCACGACGCGTATCAGTACGCGCACCACGATTATCACCAGCGTAAATTGCTGGCTCCTTAATAGCCTCAGCATCGTAATAGTAACGAGGCTTCTTCGCTAACAGAAAAAGATACTCATGATTCGTAGTGCATCTATCCGTCACACTAGAAGGCATAGCGTTCGGCTTGTGCCAAATAATATCTTGACGCAAATACCAGCCGTCAGCCTGCAAAGCAAAAGCAACACGCCACGGAATCCCCATCAAATCTTTAGGCTTCAAACCATCAGGAGTTAATTTGTGAAGCGTGCCAATGATTGTTCCAAGTGAAGTTGCCTGCTTACTCGCGGGGTCAACATTCGCAGAACCATCAGCATTGCGACCCTTGCCAGAACCTGCATAACTATCGCCAAGGTTGAGCCACACAGTGCCGTCGTCACGCAACACCCTGTGCACCTCACGGAACACAGCAACAAGTTGAGCAACATACTCATCAGGAGAGTTCTCTAACCCAATCTGGTCATCTTCGCCATAGTCGCGTAAACCAAAATAAGGTGGTGATGTAACAACGCAATGAACCGAATTTGCTTCAAGTTTTTTTAGCGTTTCACGGCAATCGCCAATGAGTATTTCTTCAGACATGTAGCAACTATATCGCTACAAGAAAGTTTTTGCTATTTGAACCAAGCAAGTACACGCGCACGCAGACCCTTGCTCTTGATGTCGTTAGCGCGAATAATCGTGTTGGTGACAACCGTCGTAGGGGCTGGTGAAACAACCGTAGTAGAAGTTGTGCTATTTGGGTACACAACAGTCTTCGTAGCAGGCTGTGTCTTAATCGTTGGTTCTTTAGGAGCAGCCCGCTTTACTGGTGCCTGCTTCTTTGCTGTTGCCTTCTTCGCTGGCGCTGCTTTTTTTGCAGGAGCCTTTTTAGCGGTTGGGTTTTTTGGTTTGTCTTTGTTAGCCATAGGCGAAAACAATACTACGAACCGACCCCAAAAGGTGGAACTTTGGCATACTTTTTCGGCTAACCTTCCATAATGGATTCATACGACACTGAATTAGACAAAATCGCATTAGCGGTCGAAAGTGCTAAAACTGCTAAGTCAATGGTCGTAAAGACTGAAGGTATTGGTGAGGAACTCAATATCACTCTTATGGCGTGGAGTAATGACTCGTTGAGGGTTGTTGCGCAAATGCACACCGATGCAATGAAGGACAAAGAAGGCAGACTGGGTCGCCTTATCAAGGTTGGATGCGTCCTACGACAGGGCTGGGAAATTGACGAGTTCACCCTTTTCGCTGAAGGCTATTTAAGCAAAGATTTGAAGGCTACCGACGGGCGAGATATGGCTCAGGTCTACGCCGAGCAAAACTCCCCAGTGGTTGAGTGCCTCTCATTCACGCATATCCAAACAGACGATGTCATCAATGTCGCCGTCCCCTACACCCTCGCGCCTCCCCGCACTGTCCATTTCCAGACCCCCCTAAAATACGAAGGGGAAGGCATTTTTCGGGAGTCTCAATATATTGACTACCTACAAAAGTGTCTCTTTCTAGAAGCGCAAGATATCCCAGACGATTTAGATGTTGACGAGTACCACAGCGCACTTGCTGAGGCTCTTGTTCTTGAAGGTTTTGAAATTAACTATAAGTAGTTTGCAGCGCGTAGCGCCAAGCGCAAAATTTTGATTTCGCCCCTAAATAAGGTCAGCAGTCCCTTGCTATTTAGATTTAAACGGCGTTGCTTGCTGCTTCAGTTATAAGCCCTGCTCTTTATTCTTCCTAGAATGATAGAGATTCCGCTGCTGTTCGTTTAACTTCTCTTTGTTTTTGCGATTGTATTCACGCATGTACTCAAGGTTTTTCCCGACCCGATTTGAGTCGCTAATACGCTTACATTCCTTGCAGTACTTCTCAACCTTGCCGTTTTTCCTTGTGAAAGTCTTAAACCCAAAAATCGCAAACTCATGACCACGCCTACAGTGCGTTTGTGTACGCATTGACCGACCATGCCTATCTTTAGCAATCATGTCCTGCATATTGTCCGAATGAGTACCAACCCATAAATGCTCAGGGTTCACACACGCAGGAACATCACAAGAATGGCAAATATGCATACCCTTAGGAATTTCTTCCTTAAACCACATAAAACTAAGCCTATGAGTGCTGGTAACCTTGCCCTCAAACATCATAGAGCCATAGCCTTTAGAATTTAAAGCCCCCGTCCAAAGCCAACAAGAATCAGTCTTGTTCACCTTCTGGAAAAAACGCTCTTCATATGACATATCTTTACTCATGCAACGATTATAAACAACACCACCAGAAAATGCAAGAGCGAAGACCCCACTCATTTAAATCTAAAAAAACGGCGACAGGCTATTAGAAATAATCCACGACCCCCACTTGCATAAACACAAAACACTAGATAAAATAACCACCCAAAGAACAGGACAAAAATGACCCAAAAATACGACTTCACATCAAGCGGCATCAAAGTCAAAGGCAACGACTCCTATCATGTCTTCAAACTAGAAGAACAAGACGAATGGGTACTCATCCGCTACAGAGACAACACAACCTACAAAGCAGCAACCTTCATCTCCCCCGACGAAGCACGAGCATTCGCACACGCCCTAGGCTTAGAACTAACAAAAGTAAAACAATGATAATCCAACTAGAACCTTGGGAATACACACACGCCTGCAACATAGGCATCGGACGCTACACAGCCAACTGGGGAAAACAAGACGCACCCCACTACAAAAAAGCACTAATGGAAGACGACCGCACCGCAACAGTCGCATCAGCAATCTGCGAACTAGCAGTAGCCAAAGCAACAAACAGATACTGGTCAGGACATGTCTGGACAAAAGCAGACCACAACAAATACAGAGACCTACCAGATGTCGGAACAAACATTGAAGTCCGACGAGTCCGAACAGGCAATACCGTAGCAGTACGCAAACACCAACTCGGCAAAGGCTTAGTCCTCTTCGGAGCACAACCAGAACCACCCGAATTCACACAAGTAGAAATCTGGGGCTGGCTAGACTACGACCAAGCATGGGAACTAGCAGAACCATCACACTACGAACCAGAAAAAGTACGCCTACTAGACCGAAAACATCTAAAGCCCCTGAAGTCCTAGGTCATTTAAATCTAAATGAACTTCATGAGAGTTCAAAATATTTCGTACGGTCTCCCACAGTATATAGAGCCGTTCTTTTAGGCGCTAGCCCCGCATCTCTACATCTGTGTGTGCGAACACCTGTTCGCCTATTGTTGCAATGCTTGTTGAGGGGTCAGTTGCATGATGCTTGTGAGGGTAGTGGCAGATGCAGTCGCTGTAGAGTTGGTCGCAAGCCCGACATCTTTCTGTGCTGTTTAGTTGCATTATGCTCGCCTTTAGTTTTGTTTTACTACTCGCTTGCCTTTGTCTTTAGTCTGTGACTGCTAAACTTTTGCAATGCTAGATATTCTTTCTACCTTGTTTGCAGGCGTGTGTCTAGTGTTGCTTGTGATTGTTTATGTTGCTACTAGCGAGAAGTTTGATAAGTGACTGCTGTAGGGGCTGTAGATGTTGTCCCCTCTACTGATAGCCAAGCCTCTCTTAGTGTGGCTCTACGGCTGATTGACAGTGCTCTCACGACTATCCAGCATAGGGAAGTGGTGGCAGTTTCTGAGATGACTGACCTGCTCCTTGATGTGCGTCTTGCCATCGCCTCTGTCTCTTAACCTTGCCGTGGCCACGGGTGCCTACGGGTAACAAAAGAGGGGGGCTTTTACACCCCCCTCGTTCTTTGTTCTGTTAGCCGTACACTACTTCTTTGAGTGTTGCTCGCTGTATGACATTGTCGCCTTCGCTAGCGTCTAGGTCTAGGTCTTCTTCCCATATGACTCCCTTGCCACATTGTGCCACTAGAGCGGTCATGATGTTGCTGACTGAGAGTTGGTATGTCTTGCCCTCTATTCCTACTGTGAGGAACTTTGTCTTTTTGTCTGACGGGTGTGTGTCCCAGTCAAATCCTTCTGCGAATGTTACTTCTTCGTACCATTCCCAAGTATCAAAGGCTGAGCCTAGAACGGCGCTGATTAGTGGATATTCCACGATGTCCCCTTTCACGAAACATATCAAGTACTTCTTGATGTATGTACCTTATCAAAGGTTACGGGTAAATGCAACTCTATTTAAAAGATAAATAAATAAATATTACGGCTTGCAATATTGCGCAGGGATGTGTATGCTGAGGAGATGAGTAATGAATACACCCTCACCATAAAGGTCAGAAAACGAGACGACCTAGAAAAACCAGCGTGCATAGAAGATGCAGTAAGCATCGTGTACCAACTCCTCCTAGAAGGCTCCTTCCTAGAGGTAGTGAGCGTCAAAGGCTCCTAATGGCTCTTGGTATGTACCTGTGGCATAGACACCGTGTGAAGGTGCTACGGGGTAGAGACTTGGATAAGTTCAACAGAGCACTAGAGGAACGGGAAGATTGTTCACCGTTCTGCTGTGAGTGCTGTGATTGGTGTGACTGTTGCGGAGTGAATGAGGCGTGCCCTGATTGTCACTCTCAATGGCTCTAAACCACGAATGATTTAGCGCATGACGCAGAGCAGAAGAACTTCTCTGCCTTGACACGAACCATGCCCTTGACCGTACTTGTGCCACACGAGGGGCAGACGGAAGGGGCGTTCTTGCTACCGTGATACTTCAACATTGTGCCGTAAATAGCAGGGTCTTGAACCGCTTGCTTAGTTATGCCTGATGAGGGTTTCTTTGGAGCCATTCTCCATTATAGTAGAAAATATACACTTACGGGTGTAATACGCCTACCAAGATGACTTGTTGCCAAGAATGTAGCCAAGCACAAACGCTATTGCGATTGTGACGATGTAGATTACTTCACCCATTATTCCCCACTTGCTTCGTGCCATGTGCCGTCATCTGAGAGTACAACACCAGCAGGGTGTACGCAGGTATCAAGTGCGACGGGTGTTCCATCCCATGTCCAACCCTGAGGGGTCATCTTGACATTGCAGGTTGGTCGGTCGTCTACGAGTGCTGTTATTCCGAGTCCGATAAGGATTGTTATCCCTAACCAAAAGGCGCATCGGACGATTGTGCGAGTGATGTAATAAAGTGGGTTATGTGTTTTCATGACTTCATATTACAAAGGTGTAATTAGAATGTCAAGCATTTCCTAGAAATCTGCGTGAGCCTCTAGGAACCCCATAAGTCTCTCGGCAATGGTGTCCCCATCCTGAGCAGGGTCGTTCCTCAGCCAGCGCATAAAGTCGTACCAGCGACGCTGTTGAGTCGGGTCATCAAAGACCAGCGAGTATTGCACAACCGCACGAGAGCCACCAGCCATGCCAGCCGATGTAGAACCCTGAGTAACGAGAGCCTTAGTATCAGAGCCATCGGGCTGTTCCAGCCTGTCCTCGCCACCAGCATCAACAAACGAAACCGCCGCCTGCTGCTGAGGCATCGTATTTGTCCGAGTTTCGTGAGTATGTTCGTCGCTCAGCAACGGGACTATCACAGGTTGCTCGTAAATGCCAGGTGTAGCCAGTTCCCCACGCTCAGTAGATAAATCTAAAATCGCCAACTCAAACTCGTCCCACTGCAAGTTCTCCAGCAAATCACCGTAATCATCAATAATGATGCCCAAAGCCTCATGTAAGAGGTCGTCATCTGTATGTCCAAGTTCATTGGTGCGGTTGTCTGCAACAGCAAACGCAAGTGCACGGGTGTCGTCAGCATCCATCTGAACCACAGCAATGTGTGTCCAGCCCAGTTGCTTCGCAGCCTGAAGTTGATGGTTGCCCGCAATAACCGTCGCAGTCCCGTCATCGTTAGGACGAACAACAATCGGACGCACCTGACCAAACTCAGCGTACGAAGATGCGATTGAATCAACATCTCCCTTGCGTGGGTTATTAGGAAGGGGGATTAAAGTGTCTACGGGTACAGCAAGGTCTGTAATAGCCGAATGGATGTTATGCATCACTTGAGGAACTTCTCTAACTTGGAAACTAATACAGGCTTCTCATGTGCACCGATAATCATCTTTGCCATCTTGCCGTCCTTGTAGATGAGGAGAGTGGGGATGTTTGTTACGCCGTTTGCTTTCGCAACCTCGGGGTATTCATCAATGTTCAGTTTTGCCACGATGACCTTGTCGTCATACTCAATAGCAATCTCTTGCAACACGGGTGCCAGAAACTTGCATGGCTGGCACCAGTCAGCCCAGACATCAATAATCACGGGAAGCGGGGCATCTGCGATGAATGATGCGTAATCTTTATCTGTTAGTTCTTTCATTGTTCCTCAGTTCTGAACTTGCGCTCTGACATTTGCATTCAAAGTTCGCAATGCGTCAATGGAAGTCCGTAATGAAAGGAGTTTCTCACGCTTGGCTTTTACCAACGCCTCTGCTATCTTATAATCATAGCCTTCATCGGACAGTTTGTAGTCCGACCATGCTTCTCGCTCACGGATAGAACCCTTTGCGGAGAGGTATTCTTTAGCCCAATTGGATTTATACAACGCTTCTTTTTTGGCATTGTCCTCGGCTAGTTGTTCAAACGCCTCGGTTTCCTGTTCCAGCATTTCTAGGAACCGAAGTATCTCGTTCTCTATTTCGACTTGTGAGATTGGTTGATTGCGTTTGTTCACATCTATCCTTCTAGTGGAGACCAGTCTACTTTGTCAAGTGCAGAAAGTTGCTCTTTCGTCCAGTCCCATTGCGAGTCAATCCCCAGACGAACCATTCCCATGCGTTCAAGCACCCAAGCATCACACTCGTCGTTGCCCGAAGCCCCGCTAAAGATGATGCCAGTCTTTGCTGAGATGGCGGAGATAACTTCTCCCTTTGATGCGTTTCCTCGTCCAGTTGCAAACTTCGCTCGGCAGGTGGGTGGGATTTCAACAACAGGAATGTTGCATTCAAACAATGTCATTCGGATACAACCACCCAGTTCACCGATACTGAACGCTTGTCCACTTCGGGAAGCAAATGAGTAGCCCTCAATAAGGACGCAGATTATTTCGTTTTCCAAGCACTCATGTAATACAGTTCTTGTAATATCGGACAGACGCTCGGCACCTCGTGCTTTGGAGCGGATAACACCAGTTACGCCGTCCATAGAGATGCCTGTAGATGTAAGTGAGAGGTCAAGCCCCATCAGTTTCATCTTTCCCAGCCCCTCTTGGCTAAACCTAAGTCAAATGCAAGTTGGGGGTAATTGCCGATACGGGTGTGACAAGGACGACAAACAGCCATCAGGTTCTCCTCGTCAAGGATAGAACCACCCTGTGAGCGACGAACGATTTCGTGGATGTCTTGAGAGGGGCGACAGATGTATGTAGCCAACTCATCATGTTGAGCAAAAACAGCACAAGCCTGACACATCGGGAATTCTTCCAGAAGCCGAGCAACTAATGGTCGGCGCAACCGATATTCCGCCTCCTTTTTACTGGAGCGCGGGCGCATTTACTTACCGCGTTCAGCGCGGGGCTTGCGTGCCCTTTGATTCTCAGTCACAATCTTCATACCGCACTGAAGACAAACATTTGCCCACGGGTAAAAACGGCGCATATTCGTCGGATGCGAACAATCAAGTACTTCTTTAGCCTTTTCGTTGCAAGCATTACGAATAAATTCAGCCATTGAGATGTTGTGGAAGTCGGCTGCGTCTTTCCAACGCTGGTGGTCAAGGTCGGTTGCACGAAGCAACACTTGCTTTGAAGCAGGGTCACCTGGCGTAGAACCAGTCTTTGACTTGCGGGTTGGGACAATCGTGTCTGCGACGGCGTTCATCGCCACCTCAAGGTTGTCTTCTGTTGGCTCTACGGGGCTATCACTCATCTTCATCCTCCACGACATCTGCGTCGATAATATTCGACTCTACACCACTATTGAGTCCATTAGCCCCATTACCTAGCAACTGCGAGATTGTGTCCGAGGGCAAAACCCCAGAAGCGCCCATGATTTCCAGCAACTTACGAACTTCCTGTTCGGGGTCAAACGCATTAACCGCAATGGCTTTGTCGCTCGCACCAGCAAAAGCAGCACGAATTGGCTGTCCTTCCCCAATGTCCATCTGAATGTTTAGATTTGTCTGTTCCATACCTAGCAACTTTGCTCGTTTGTCCATAATTGATAATGCCGTCTGGATTGCTTTCATATCTGGCTCAACTGTCACCTCAGTCCCGTCATCCATGCGAACCTTGCGGTGCTGGGTGAGGGGCCAGACGGATGACTGAAGTGCATCAAGTCGTTCAAGTTCCATACGGAGAACTTCTGGGTAAGCCATCAAGGCTTCGGAGTTGAGTTTCTGCAACTGCCTTCTGACAGCATTGCCAACCGCAGCCGTTGTCATCGTGAAACGGCGGGCAATTTCATTCATCGGCACACCTGCTTGACGCATCTTGTAGATACGCAAGTCTCGTTCGGCAAGGAACTCTCTCGTCAAGCCTTTGTTTGAATTGCTCATCAGTCCACTTTCATAAACTCTAAAACTTCAAAGGGGAAAACTTTCCCTCGTTTCATTTTAGTTGGAAACTGACGCTGGTCTCTTGCGCCTCGGAAGTGACTCACATTGTACACGAATCCCTCAACCGAGGTTGGGTCGGGTGTTAAGGAAAGACCAAACTCAGGCCAGCGTGACCAAACGGCGGAACCAAAAGGACGCAAATCTCGTGAACCCATCGACGAACCCAGAGGTGCGTGATGCTCCAACCAGAGTGCACAGCCGTAGTAGTCCCGAATACTGTCCAGATACTTCGCCACCTCAATTGCAACCGACTCAGATGTTCTGCCACCTGGGTCTACGAACGCTTTGTACAGCGGACCTAAAATAACCAGTTGAGGTTTCGCTTTTTCTATTGCTTCTTCAATAAGTGCACGGTCGCTTGCTTTAAGAAGGTCAATACCAGCAGGTTTGATAAGCAATTCGGCTTCAACTTTGCTTGCATGACCAAATCGTTTAGCCGCAGCCATGATGTTTCGTGAAGTACGACGAATGATGCGTTCTGGGTTTTCCAAGTCAATAGTTAAAGTACGCACGGGAGGAATCTTTGCCATCGTGAACGGGTGAAGCCCCGCAGATGCACACAACGCAACCTGTCTCGCCAGCATTGTTTTACCAACACCTTCGGCGGCGACAACAATTACTCGTTCTTGCTTCTCAATAAGGTTTGGAATAACCCATTCGTAAGCATCGCTTTCTGACTCCAACAGGAATTCTTCCCAATTGACATGTCGTGCTTGGGAAATGCTGGTTGTTGTGCGACCAAATGAGTTCATCAGGATTGACGCACGGTTTATGCGCTGGTCTTCAGTTAAGTCATCTCGTTCAAACAGGTTGGTGATGCCACGAAGAAGTTCCGACATCGGTTCTTCCTCGGGACTCGTGTCCTCTTCGTAGTGCTCTTCAGGCGGAGCAACATATTCTTCGTCATTTGTCAAGTTTGCTTCAGAAAAATCTTCGAGGTCTTCAAGAGTTTTGCCTGCTTCAATTACATCCGTAACATCTTTGTACTTTGCAGGTGGTTGGTACATGACGACTTCGCAACCGACTTTACGCAGTTCGCTTGCAACATGAAGTGCGTGTTTACGCCCAACAGCATCGTTATCTGTGATGATTGCAACGCTTGCACCCTCAAGTGATTCGGTGTGGATGTCAAGCCAAACTCCAGCCCCACCTGTTTGTGTTGTTGCACACAGTCCAAGAGCGACGAGAGTGTCTACATCTTTCTCACCTTCAACAACCCAGATTTGTTCGTTGTGAGCAATCGCGTTCGCAACCTGCGGGAGTCTGTAGAGGACACGCGGGACTTCGCCCAACTGGTAAGTCCACTCACCGTTTTCATCTGGTCTGCGTTGGCGGAATGTCTTCTTGCCTTCAGCATCAACAAAGCGTTGCTTCTGGAACAGCAGTTCTCCAAGTGCGTCTCGGTAGTCATAACTTGCGACAAGGGTAAGTTTTTGTGGTTTAGTAGGTTCAGTTTTAACTTTGACTCGTTCTTTTTCTTCTTTAGATTTGTCAGGGAACATATCTTCGGGTCGGATATCCATTGCATTGCATATCCCTTTAACATCGCAAGGGGTTCCTCTGTGGCAGGTAACAAGAACACGACCATCATCGCCTTGTCCAATAGAAAGCGACGGGTTCATGTCATCATTACGACATGGGCATCTTGCAGCCCAGTTAGCCCCTGTCTTTTTAACTCCTTGTAACTTGGAAAGAAATGATGCAACTTCTGGTGATGCGTAATCAGCCATTAATGTTCTTCCGTCTCATGTTGCGTTGCGCTCGGCGGGCAGTGGAACTCATACCAACCAATGCTGTATCGCTTAGTTGAATGCCGTATTGCCTGCGCTTCTGTTCTCGTTCTGTTTCTGATAGTCCACCCCAAATACCATGTGTTTCATGGCGGAGAGAGAACTCCAAACATTTCTCTACGACTGAACACTCACGACAGATGGCTTTGGCGTTGCGTGAGTTTTCTTTTGCAGTGCGTGATGCGTCTTCTGGAAACCACCAATTAGTTGGTCTTCCGACGCATGCACCAGATTTCATTTCAAAGAGAAATTCTATTTCAGACAAGTGTCCCCCGTTTCGTTGCCAAACTATACAGGCGGGACTCCCGATAATCAAATTGCCTTTGCTTGTCTATCCGCTTTTGGGTCACGCAGTTCGTACAAACCTCGTTTGATTTTACGAAAGAGGTCTGGTCTGTCAGTAATAAACTTCAATGCTGTTGGATATGAGATTTCACCCACAGCCATGATTTCTTGTGCGGTTACTTGCTCAAACAAATGTTGTTGAGTCCAGTCGATAATGCCTTGATATTTATCAACACGCTTGACACGCTTTTCGGCTTCGGGGATTTCATCCATGAAGCGACCCCAGACTCGCTGGTCTACTGAATAGTGCTTGAAGACTTCATGTATAGGTGTTCCAGTATTGACATTGATGCAATACCCAGCCCTCATTGTTTCTCCTGCGATGAACACAAGTTCTTGAGGGACATTGGTTGCGTCGCCGTACTTTTCTAGGAACTCAACCCATGTGGCTTTGTGTTCTTGCTTTAGTTGTTCTATGTCTACTAACATTTTTCTCCTTATTTATTTATGTTTGTACTTTATCAGATGGGTGTGTCGCTGTCAAATCTAGCCAAACGCTTTGCAACAACGATGTCCATGAACACAACTACATATCGTGCGCTCAAGTCCCCGTTCTCGTCAACTTCAGTGATGACCTCAACTGATTCAGGCGAGCATCCTAGCGCCAACACGAGCCCCGCACGCAACTTACTTGACTCCAAGTCAGTCTCGCCATCGGCGTCAATGTACGGGACTTCCGCCTCTTCTTCAGTCCATGCTTGTGGCAATCGGGCGGATGACCTTACTGGGTTTGAGAGAAGTTGAAGTTCTTGTTGTTTTTCTTCAGCAACAACGCACCACGAACAAGCAATCTTCGGTGCAGAACTGGGACGCTTTCGTATCTCTACATGACCACAAGTAAGGCGATGTCGGTAATCAACCTTTCCCCATTCACCTGAACGCTCAATCTCTAGGATTTCTCGCTGTGGGGCTTTCTTTAGATTTACTTTCACTTACACACAATAACAGTGACGCACCCCTTCGGTAATGTGTGATTAACAACTACAACACCGATTGGGGGTGAAAAAATGGATAACGATTTTCCTGTGGAGTGCTGTCGTGATGGCTACAGCCCCTGCAAGGGCGAGGTTGTCGTGCGTGCGATGGCAGTTGCCTACGAAATTCCTGCGTTTTGCGAAAAGCATTGGGCAGAGGTTTCTCGTGGGCGATAAGCACACCTCCCCTTAGACCCCTACTGCGGTGGGGGTCTTTTTGCGTTACTCGGTAAAGAGGTATTCCATTGCTTCCCCAACGGCTTTAGTCAGCCCATCAGACCACATGAAGTTCAATTGGTCTGCCCATCTCCTCGTCGCCCATGAAGGAACTTTTCCTGCAAGCAACTGCGTCTCAGTGAGTTGTTCCTTTTCCAGCAATTTGCCCAGAGCGTAATATGCCCTGTCCTGCGCCTCTATCTGGGCTTCAAGCCAGTCCCGCGCAGATTGGTCGTTCCAGTCGGGCGGGGCTGCGGTGATGCCCTTCTCTATGAGGATTGCGTCCCTGACTAGTTTGGGTGGGAGTATTTCGTCCATTTCGGCGGTTTGCGTGCCCGTAATGATGAGGGCTAGAATGTCGTCTGGGATTGCACTGGAAATCATGAAATTAGCCTATCGGGTGTAATTCAGCCCGTCCAGACATAAATATAAATAAATCTGGATATGGCTTGACAAAACCACAAAGTGACGATACAATGAAGTTGTACTAATAAAGTACCTAATACCGAAAGGGGTAGACATGAAAAGAGTTTTATTTGCTGGTGACATTCACGGCAACAAAGCACACGCACAGTGGTTGTTCAACCATGCGAAAAAGAACCAAGTAGATGTCATCATCGCCTGCGGTGACTTCGGCTACTGGACACACATGAAGCACGGACAGACATTCATCAAGTTCGTCGCAAACCGTGCTGAGACGCTCGGCATCAAGTTCATGTGGGTAGATGGCAACCATGAGAACCACGACATTCTGGACGACCTTGTACGCATCAACGGACGAGACAATCCAATCCCAACACCTAACGAGTGGTTGCAATACATTCCTCGTGGTTGTCGCTTTGACATTGAAGGACACACCTTCATGGGTTACGGCGGTGCATGGTCTGTGGACTGGATGCATCGTGACCTCGGAGTATCGTGGTGGAAGCAAGAACTAGTGAGTCCGTATCACATGGACGCGTATGTAAGCGACGACCCAGTAGATGTTCTCATCACACATGAAGCACCTTATGGAAAGGAAATCTCATACAAAGATGAGTTACCAATCTCCGTCGGTCAGCGTGAACTAATCCTTGAATTGCAAAACAAAGTCAATCCTTCTCTTCATGTTTGTGGTCACCACCACACACGGGAGAACTGGCAAAGTGGCATCACCGATGTTCATGTTCTCGGTAGAGATACGATGGAAGACGAGAGTGTTCTCATCGTAGACTTTGAGCGCAAAGAAGGTTCGTTCTCCGACTTCAATGAAGTAAGAGAATACGCAATCGTGGGTTGAGTAATTACCCCCCTTTCAGTTACTCCCCACCTAAGCAAAACCCCCGTTGAGAAATCTTCGGGGGTTTTGTTTTTGGGCAAAAGAAAACCCCCATTGCAATTCTGGCAACAATGGGGGTTTCTTTTTCTTGGTGACAGCAAAGTCTCCGAGATTTATTTAGAAGGGTTCATCATCTTCTGCTACTTGCTTCGGCTTAGCCGATGCTTTTGCTGGTGATGCTTTCTTGGTGAACTTGCCATCGCCCTCAGCCTTAGCCTTACGGGTGACTTCAGAAATACCTGAAACAGAAAGTCCGATGTTGTCAGCAAGAACAGAAATGCGTGACTTCTTTTCTCCTGAGTCTTTATCTTCCCATGAACTCTGCTCAAGACGACCAGTAACGATTACTCGCATACCTTTTTCAATGACACTTGCTGAGTCCTCTGCAAGATTACGCCATGCGACCACATTGAAGAAGTTTGCCTTCTCCTGCTTCTCGCCATCTGCGTCTGTCCAATAATGATTGACCGCGATGCTGAATTCCAACTTCGCTGTTCCGTTAGCCAGAAACTTGAGTTCTGGGTCTTGTGTGACATTTCCAACAAGTGTTGTCGGTGATGCTGACATATAAGGTTTCTCCTCGTACATAGACCCCAGAAGTCCCGAGGTCTGGGATTCAGCATAGCAGGATGTGGTATAAATGACAAATGAATATTAATGAAGCCCGTCTTCTTATCCACTCCACGATTACTGACACTTTGGTGTCTTTAGGGCTTTCAGACGAACCAACTGAAGAGGAAATTGAGCAACTTGACGAAGAAATGCGTGAAATTGCAGACATTTTGCTTGAAGAACTCGGTTTTTCAATTACTTCAGTAAATGATGACGGTTCTTTTACGGCACATCTTGTGTTGTTGAACGAAGATGATGATGCCGAAGAATAAAAACTTTATGGTCAGGTGCGATGGATGCGGGGCTTCTTACGACCCAGACCGCGTTGAACACATCAATCTTGAGGGTCAACCTCTGGAAAAATGCCTTGTTGTTCCTTCCCCAATATCTCAGCAACGGCAATGGGAAGATACTTCTGACTGAGTTGGTAGATTTCCCTACGGAAGTCGCTCATGGCTCGTGTGCCAATGACTTTAAGGAACATATCCTCGTCGTAAATGCTTAGGGCGTTGAGCAGATAGTTGTCTACATCGCTCCGCTCAGAGATGATTTCCAAATCCCAGCCTTCAATGCGCTGAACATAATTCATGAGCGCAATGCTTAGGTCTGTTCCGTACTGCCACTGCAAGTCTTCTAGGGCGTTCTCAACTTCGGAATACATCCGTGCTTCCTTTCTGTCGGCGTCGATAAAGAACTTTGCTATCTCTGCTACAGAATTGATGTCAACGAATGGCAAATCGGTCGGCTCATACGAGCCTTCGTCTTCGTCATCCCATTCATCATAGAAGTTCATTAGTCACACACCCGTCTAAACAAATGTTACACCAAGAACGCAAAAAAGGGAGTGCCCGTTAAGACACTCCCTTCGTTACTTAGTTCTCTTTAGAGCGAGAGAACCAACATCTGTGCTTCAATCTTTTTGCGATTGACCCAGTGATTGTCATCCATTGACGCTGTAGCCATTGCTACTTTGTCGCTGTCTCGGTAGTGGTCAAGATATTCCACGATTGAGTTGTAGATGCTCCAGCCGTTGTAGCCGTACTTCCCACCATTGCGCTCGTTTGTGTACAAGCCACGAACAAGTGCGTTAATGTCTTGACGGTTTGCACGCTGACGGTCTGTTTCTTCCTTCGCAGGAACGAATACGCCATTGATGACTTTATCCAATCGTGCCGAAGCCATAGGAACTGGAATAGCCAGCATCTGCTCCGCTGTTGCCTTGAACTCACGAGCCCAATCAGTAGAGATAGCCAACGCTGTTTGCGCATCCTGCATCGCTGTATCCACATTGCGTGTATGACGAGCAGTGAATGTGCGTGTTGCCTCTTGGAGACCGAGAACGACAGTGTTGTTACATACTGCACGAATGTCCGTGTTCGCATAACGAATCGGCCATACGCCGTCATGTCCTGTAGATACGACTAGGTAGCGACCAATCTTGTCGTTCACTCCTAGTGGGTCAATAACAAGTGTGCCCAAATCAATCGTGGAAAAGAAACGAGCACCGCCTCTGAGAACTCCGCAGGTATCGATGATTGCATCGCCCTTGCTCGCTCCTACAACTGCCAATGCACGCTCAAGTACTTCACGGTTCTGACGAACCTCGTAACGAGTGCCCACTGTTGCCAATGACTTGTAAGTGCCATCGCCGTTGTCACGGACTGTTGCCCGACTGTCCTCAATCATGACTGGTTTGCCATCTTTATCAAGGATGAAGTTTCCGTCTGTATCTACTGATGCAATCTTTGTGAGGATTACTTCGTAGTCAGCACCTGATGCTTCAAGCATGGTGTCTACGGTCTGTAGACCTTTCATGGGGGTACCGAGACGATGCCAAGGTACTTCCCTGTCTGCGTATGCAAAACGAGCCGTGCCGTCTGCATTGATTTCTAGGTCGTGAGCCATTATCTGTCAACTTTCTTTAGTAGTTATGTCCGATAGATTTATCGGATTACAGATAAGTTTATCCCATCTAGATAGATTTGTCAACTCCTAGATAAATCTTTATGAATTACTTCCAGAGGTCGCAGACCAGTGACCAAGCCCGCCGTCGTCAAGCAACGCCTTCGCAACCTTCAGATTGCACTCAGATGTGAGTAGCGGGGCTAAGTTGCCGAACTTAGAGCCACAAACCCGTGCAGTTAAAGTCTTCCACGACGAATTGATTTGCAGAAGTCCGCTGTCGTATGAGCGAACTGCGTAACAACGCTTGTAAATATCGGCTGGTGCCTTCTTGCAGTCTCGGTAACTGAGTCCAGATTTGTAGTTCCAGCCAATAACTTTCTCTAAACAACGGCTTTCACGCCACATTATGTATGAAAACTTCTTAACAGGAACCAATCCGTGTGCTTTGAGTCGTTTCTCCCACTGCGGACAACTTTTCACTTCAGAAACGCCAACGCTTTGGGAAGAAACTTTGCCCGAGAGTCCCGTGGCTTTCACCGTCGGGGCAGGTTTTGGGCGGGTCTTCAGCCACTCAACCATTCCTGCTTCGGTGTATCTGTCTCGCAAAGGTTTGCGTGTTTTCCAGTTTGCACAATGCTTGCCCCAATTGCTGGAGTTGCGCCATCCAATAGCAGGTCGGAAGAAAGGCTTGTTGTTTAGTTTGTCATCAAGAGTTCTGAACACATTCTTGGTCTGATAACCAAAGAAAGCCATGCGGTTAGCAACAATGATTTGTTCATCCTTGGTTGCTTTTGATGGGCGAGAAGCGAATTGACGACCGCCGTAACCTTCCCAAACTGACTGCGCCATACCAAGTCCACCTGAGTAGTAGCCACCGTCGTTCCATTTATGGTTGGTTTCACACCAAGAAACGGCTTCCCAAAACTTAATGGAACCGCCTTTTTTGGAGCGCAACTGGGCGACGAGTTCTGGGTGCCTCATGTCAATAGACATCAGATGCACTTTGTTGTTTACTGCGGGACTCACGGATGTGCTCGGAGTCAACAGTGTTGTTACAGGTTCAGTAGGTTTATTTTCGCCTTGGGCTTTGGAAGCGAATCCAGTAAAAAGTAGTAATGGGATAATGGCAATCAGGAGTGCTGGTTTTTTGTTCATGGTGTTCCTTCGGTAGGTGGATAATTCCCATATCGCACACGAAGAAAGTAAGTGTGGGATATGCCTAGGTCTAATAAGTCATGGGTCAATTATACCGAAAGCCCCGCAGTATGCAAGTAAAAAACTACGCTGGGGTGTTAGATAATGGCTCAAACCCACTTATTTAGCGGGTAAATAACTCATTAAATTGTTAGATATTTTGCCCTAAAGGGGGGTTTCAGTAATCTGTTTCATGATTTTCCCTACAGTCCGATTCCGTGTGGATAAGACTGCGTTCACACTTTGGACACATGCCGATGTACTTGATTTCCCACCAGCCTCGTCCCTTTGATGATTCGATATAACAATCAACCTCGCCATCAAAGTCACAGTAGGGAAGTCCACCTTCATTCTCTTCCGCATCTTCAGAGAGTTCATTGTTCTCTGCGCAGTTAAATGAACGAGTCTCTTCCCTGTCGTACATATCTTGGTATGGCTTTTCAAGCCATTGGTCATAACCCATTAGAAACAATCCTCTCCATCGTAAATATCACGAGGGTCTGATGGTTCAAACCATGCACGACCATTCGCTAAACAAAGTTCGCCGTATTCACCAGCGGTATGACCTGCTCCGTCACACACTGTGCAATATTCAATTGACGCTTCCATTTCTGACCAATATTCTTCTTCTTCTGGCGACATTTATGTTCCTCTTTCTATGTCTAACAAACTCACACTGCGTGAGAATCCCTTTCGGGAACCGAACCTTACCAACGGGGTGTGTCATGGAGCACCGATGAGGTGGGGAGTTGTTTAGGTTTAGTTATCTAGCGAAAAGCCTGCCCGACGGTTCGTTAGCAATCGCGCCTTTTTTGTTGTGGTTTGAGCATCCGACGAGCAGGTAAGAACAAATATAGCGAACGAGTCCCGCAAATGCAAGTCGGACGCGGGGCTTGCGGGAAGAAATTTTGGACAGCAAAAAACCCCACCATTTCTGATGGGGTCTTCTGGTTTAGTTATCGCTCGTCGTATTCACGGTCAAGTTGAGCATCCAAGCGCAGTTGCTGAATCTCATACATTTCCATGTCACCGATTTCGTCATCGTAGTCGTAATCATCCCACATGTAGTTTTCCCCTTTCCCCTTTCATTTCACGGGTAACTCCCGATACACACAATGTATCAACAGGGTGTTACATGGTTCCAAGCCCAATGAATAAGCCAATCAGCGCACTCCCAACTGACTCATCATCTGCGACCCCACCTTCAGTCACTGCGTTCACCACGCTCCGCTTCTGCTCAATCAAGTTGTAGATGTGCTCGTCAATCGTTCCCTCGCACAATAAGTAAGTCACCGTGACACTGCCCTGCTGTCCCAATCTATGGAGACGGCTGTAGGTCTGGTCTAAATCCGATGGCGTCCACGGAAGTTCCATAAATAAGCAATCTTGAGATGCCGTCAAAGTGTGGCCCGTCTTCGCTGCTTGAATACTGAGCACGATGACTGGGGCAGTCCCGACGGGTTCGTTCTGGAAACGGGACTTCGCTGCTTCAACATCTTCCAGACTCATGCCGCCCTGAATGCGCAGGTCCCCGAACTTCTTCGCTAATTCATCAACAATGTCTCTGTGGTGTGCGGCGATAACGACTTTATTTCCAGATTCAATGTGTTGTTCAATGATTTCTTTGGCTGCTTCCATCTTTGCTTTGGCTGAAAGTCGTCGTAAAACGCTCATTTCGACCAATGCTTGGTTTGATTCGGCTTTTATTCTCGCAATCACTGCGGCGGAATGTGGAGAAAGTCCAAGTTCTTCAGCAATTTGACGGGCCCGCTGCACGAGATACTCAACGATGTTTGCTTCAGCCTTACGATATTCCTTCATCGCCGCTTCAGTCCCGCTAACTAACACAGGATTATGCCGAACTGGCGGCAGGTCCGTCAGGACCTGGTCTTTTGTGCGGCGGATATAGCAGTTTCCACGCAGTTTTTCATTCAGTTCCTGCATGTGCGAGTTACCAGAAATATTCCATTGACCAAATCTGTCTCTAAAAGCGTTGCAATACCTTCGGTAGAAACCCCAAAGCCCACCGAAATCATCTAATTTTCCTAACGCATCAAGTTGCGGGCCGTATTCTGCGGGCCGATTCGTGATTGGAGTCCCCGTCAAACACAGAACTATGCCGCCACGCGGGGCTGATTTGGTTATTTTGATGGCTGCTTTGGTTCGCTGCGCTGTTGGTGATTTGATGTAATGAGATTCATCCAGAACATAAGATTGGTGTCCCATTAGTTGCTTTTCCCAATGACTTATGTTGGCATACCCCACAACTAAGATGTCGTAATCATCCTCGGGGAAGTCTTTGCGGTTTGTAATTACCGCTACTTTCTTGTCTGGAAGCCACTTTCCGTACTCATTTCGCCAGTTCAGCACCAAGTTTGATGGGCAAACAACAACTGCTGGGTAACTGTCCATGACATATTCCAATGTTGCAATAGCCTGAAGTGTTTTTCCCAGTCCCATGTCATCAGCAATAAAACATCTTTTGGCTGCCGCAGCGTACTCAACACCTGCTCTCTGGTACGGAAGCAATGGAAGCCCCGCGACTTCAACCGTGCCTTCTGTGGCGCGGGACGCTTGCACGGCTGTGTTGTGTGCGTGTTTGAGTTGCGATGCCATCTGGACAAGTTCTTCTGGCAGGTTTTCTCTAAACTTATTTGCCCATGCGATTACTTCGCTAAGTGATGCGATTGGTGCCCGCCATGCTTTGGTTTTTGCGTACCAAGTGACCGAGGGGATTTGCTTGACGGCTTTCACTTTCACGGGGTCATAGATGAAACTTAGATGTATCCAGTCCCCCTCTAGGCGTACACCGAACGCTTGGTTCGCCTGTGTGGGGAGTGTGAAGGTTAGGACATCGTTCTCTATCGTGAAGCCGTGTTCTGTGGCGAACTCCCGTGCTTCGTTGAGGCTGGTCATGGGGACTCTCCAGACCTTCGCTAACTTGTCCCAGCGTGCGCCTGCTATGCGCTTTATCTGTGCTACCTGTGCAGGCTCATAGGGGAAGTCAAGTATCAGGTGGTCATCGTTTAGGAACAGCGTGGAATCACTCATTAGGGAACATTCTACGCATGGGAAGCACCGCTATCCAATGCCCCTGATTAGCCCCTGAGAAGCCCGTAGAACGACAAAGACCCCCACTCCCGAATGAGAGTGAGGGTCAGTCTGCGTGAGCGTTAGATTTTGTTCACACACACTGGTCCGATACCAGCGAGCACATTCTTTTCCACGATGAGTTCACGACCGCAAACACAGCATTGCCCGACAAGTGCGCCGATGTCACGAGCCTGCTCAACCGTCATGCGGTTGTCTGCTGACAAGCGATAGATAGCACCACCCTCAAAGATGAAGCGTGCGCTACGGTCTGCGCCTTGCGGGTTGTACCGCATTGCGTAGAGACGACCAGCCTTTGACTGCTTTACACGGAACACGACATCATCAAGAATGTACATTCCAACTTCCACGACTGGGTTAGCAGGTGCTTCGACCTTGCGTACAGCCTGACGAGCCTGCGACTTCGCATACATTGAGCGTGCTGAAGCCTCTTGCTTTTCCGACAACTTGCCGTACTTGTTGTACGCCTGCGCAACTGAAAGTGCAAATGAACTCCAGTTCTGCTCTGCGAGCCATGCGGCTAATTCGGATACGGAGATGGGGGCGGGTGTTGCGCTCATCTTGTGACCACCTTTCAAGGGACACACAGGCGGGATTACCTGATGACTGAAATATATCAACTGGGTGTTACATAGTCAAGTTTAGATTTATATGAAACATTTAGCCCCTGATTGGCAATGAGGTAGGTGAGTACCTTCAGAGCGGTTTTCAAATTATCCAGATGAGAACATTTCCTTCCACCACAGGGGTTTCATGAAGAACCGCGAAGAAGTTACTCAACGAATATTTTATTGCTTTTATCCGAGCACAGTTGTCCCGCAGCGGTTGTTCTGATACCAGAGTGATACCACGCTTGCAGAAGCCCCGCGATGGATATAAGATGCGGGGCTATGGACGACTTCTCTGATTTGATGTATATGCTTTTTTGCGCTTTTCTGGTTCTGGTTGCGCCGACTCCCGTCGTTATCATTCCAGCCTTCGGGAGTGCTTTCTATCTTCGGCGTTTGCTTCGTCGCTTCTGGCGTGACATTGACAAGTTTGATGAGCCACTTGATTAGTGGCATGACAAAACCCCCCTGCCGTTAGACAAGGGGGTTAGTCGGGCGGATTATTTGAGTTGGATAGCCCTGCCCAGTGCGACTACTTCGCTGAGGAGCACGCCCCAAGAGCAGTAGTAATGGAGCGGTATGAGCCTTTTACTAGTCGGGTTATATCTACCCGTTGCCCAAGTGTCTGTGCGGAGTTCTTTGTCTCCTTCGTTCACTGGGTAAGGGTCACCTACTGGTATCCCACAACTCGCACAAGGTAGGTGTCCAAAACCGCTATGCGCCAAGTGGACTATAAAACCCTTCCGCTTACGCTTCGTGCCTTCTAGTAGGGCTACCAAGGTGTCCGCTTGCGGATATGCCTTAGCCCCTGCCTGCCAAGGTTCACGGTATCCCGTCACCTTGTTGGTGGATATCTGTCGCATATGTCTCCTTTACTTATGCTTAGGGCTAATTCCCTATACCCCTCACTATATACTAAGGGTGTCACATAGTGGTGGATTTGGATAAGTTTATTTATAACTTGACTATGACACTCCCCTGTAGTATTGTCTTAGACATAGGGATAAACCCTAGACCTAGCAGAAAGGAAAAATATGCTAACTAAATCAGACATACAACTAATGTTGCCAAGGCTTCAAAACCGTCAAGGCAGAAGTTGCGACGCTAATACCGTTGCACAACAAATAGGTGCAATGACCGTATTGGGAATTACAGGCGGTAAGCGTCTCGGCACTATCCACAATGACCAGAATGAACCTATCGGAGTACTTCTACTCTGTGGCTCAAATAGAGCGGTTGAGGTCATTCTTGACTACAACGATACCTACACCGTTCAGCGTATCCGTCGCATTACAGGCGGAGCGAAGAAGGGCGAGATAATCGTGGAAGAAGCAACGAGCGACATCTATTGTGACGAACTCAACAATGCAGTATGGAAAACTTCCTGCTGGAAATAATCCCCCAACAAACTCAACGAACCCGCTTAGAAATAGGCGGGTTTTTTGTTGTCCCCGTTTATGCCCGCAAGCCCCGCGAGCCTTATGTGGCACGGGACTCGTGAGGGGGAAAGTTTGGAACGCTAAACGCTGTGTTTTGGAACGCCATTTTGGGCAAAAAAAATCCGCCACCGAAGCGACGGAAGTTTTTGTAAGTGAGGTACGGCGGGAAGAAAGGAGTAAAGACCCGCCGTACCCCGCCTGAGATAGTAGCACAACGCTACTGTTTAGTTAGTAACGCACGGCTACTGAACCTCGCAATCGTGTCCGAAGTAAATCTCGTCGCCCTCTACATAAGCGTCGCATTCTGAGCAGATGATGTATTCCACCATGTCCACAATCTTGATTTCCATTGGGTTCCCCTTTCAAAGGACATCAGGCATTTCCTGATATGGATAAATCTATCAAAAGCGTGTGTCAATGTCAAATCATAAAGGTCATATAAATCTTTCCGAATGACTTGACACATATACACCCCTTTGGTAATATGAATACATGAACAAGAACACCAACGAAGTTTGTACTACTGATGAGTGCGAGAACTTGACCGACCTAGTCATCTGCGATGATTGCCTAGATAGTCATTTCGGCTCTTGGGAAAATGCAAAGGAGAACTAAATGGAATACGCAAGCATGAGGCACACCATCAACGAGTCCGACAGGGCTCTCCAGTTCGCACAGAACTGGCGACACACCAACAAGTTTTGTGGCAAAGTCGCAAAACAGTTTGACCTTCTCGGTTACATAAGTGAGCGTCAGGTTGAAGTTCTGCAAGAAATTGAAGAACAGCAACGGCGAGCATTTCGTAACTAAGACACGGGGTAACCCCCCGCGTGAAAGAAAATACAACGCAAGAACCCCTCAGTGAAAGTTGGGGGGTTTTTGTTTTCCCCAGTTGCGGAGTCCCGCCGCGCTAAAACAGCGAGTTCTGCTCGCGGGGCTCGTGTCCTAGTTCTGCGCATATTTTGTGTGCGAAACCCAGCGGGGCTGATGGGCGAATGACGCTTCCGCCTGCACGACCATTTTTTACTGCAATCCAACCGATTACCTTGTGGACTACGCCAGCATCAGTTGAGTTCATCGGGGTTTCACAAACTTCGCAAACTACTCTCATGACTTCAGCCTATCGGGAACCCCAAAGACCTACGGTGGCGGATAGCCAGTTTCTTGACGACACTAACCCTGTGGATAACTTTCTAAATAAATCTATCGGAATGACTTGACACGGATATATCATCTGTAGTAATTTTATTTCATAAGCAGTTACCCCAACTACTTATTAGACCAATTAACTATGTAACACCCATTTGATTGAATGGGTACATAAACCAAATAGAAAAGGACACCATATGAATTACAGACTCGGAAGCCACGCCAAAGATGTTTGCAAAGACAAGCACTTTCCAGAAGCCATTATCTACATGGCAGTAGATACGCAATGGGGCGACACTCGTATGCTCAAAACAATCACAGGCAACTGCAACCATTGTGGCAACTCTAAAAAGTCACTCACGGTTGTCGGGCAGTTTCGTGGCACGACATACAAGTTTGAGATTATCCATTGCGCAACTTGTCGCAAAGTAATCACAATCCACCTTCCATACGACTTAGGAGTAACACCAATTCGTAAAGACCAAGCAATCAAGTCGTACAAGCGCACCTGCAACGACTGTGGGCGTGAGTTCACAATCTCCGCTACGACATGGGAGAGGCTCGCTAAGCAGACTTTCCACAAGTGCAAGGGCGTTGAGTGCGACCTAATCGCAGACGAGCACAAGCACCTCACAGGTGCGCAACTACCAATCGCAAAGAAGGCATCATGAGCAAGCGCAGAAATATCAAGTCTGGTCACAAGCAACGACCACTCAATGCAGAACAACTGCAAGAGGCAATGGAAACAAAATTGCGTGCAGTCACTTTCTCCGATAAGCGCAAAGTCGTGAACAAGAAAGAATGTCGCAGTTTCCAATGGCGAGGTTCCGAGTGAGTCTCCACGAGACTTGCCCTAGTGACACACCCATAAAGTACAGTCCCTACTAACAACTACTAAACAGAAAGAAGAAGTTATGACACCCAACACACTTTCCCAAATGGGCAGGTTTATTGACCAACAAGCGAGCAAAGGTCTCGTGTACCACTTCAACGGCGCACAGGCTTATGTCCGTGTCAGTCTTGATAGCGATGTCCTCGTGATAATTGACCTCGGTGCTTTCAACCCAGTAGCAACCGTCACCATAGATGGAAGCGAATACTTTGCTAACAACGAAGGCTCACAGGCTCACTACAAAAAGTCAATGGCTCTGAACTCATTGGAAGCGCACTACAAGCGCATTGAGCACATGATGGAATTGAATGACCTAGAACAAATGGTGGGCTACTAATGGCTACCAGAGGCATCATTGCAATGGAATTAGCAAACGGGCGTTGGCACGGGCGTTATGCGCATTGGGATAACAACCCTGAACGCATGACAACAGTTCTAAGCAACCTCGTTGAGCGTGATGGGCTACTAGACACCTATCGCACTCTCCTGATAAACAACTACTCGTGGAGTGTCATTGACGACACGCAGACAGCGAAAGACGAACTCGGTTACGACAAGAACAATGTCGTAGTCGGATACGGCGTAAAGCACGATGATGTTGAGGAGTCTGATTGGTATGACTCGGAGTCAAAGTGTCTTTCATGGGCTGACTATCTTTATGTCATGAACAAAGACGGGCTAAGCGTTTATAGCGTCATGACCGTGCGTGCTGATGACAATCCTGATGGCGACTCTAAAGACATCACAGAACTGCAATCATTTCACACATGGGAACAACTAAGGGACAGGGTAACGGCGTAAGCCACCCTGCCTAACTACTACTAGAAAGAACAGCGATGATAACAATCACCAACCAATGCACTTGCGTATCGTGGAACGACACGACACACGAGTACGACGAAGCACCTGAATGTTGGGGCGACTGCTACTCAACTTCGGTTGAGGACTTTGAGGAAGCAACTAAAGAACTCTTTGACAATCACGGCACAGAATGGCGCATTGACGGTTTCCCTACTTGGTACGGAAAGCAATCAGGAACCTTCACGGCTAAGAACGCTCAAGAACTTTTGCGCTCAATCACTCCAGAACGAACAGAATGGACTCTCTCTTATGAGACAGTCGGCAACTCTCTCAAGTGCGTCTTGTCTCACCACGATGCACCTACGGGCGGAAGCATGACGGTGACACCACTATGAGACTTCTCTACAACTTCACCCAAGCGCATTTCTATGCGTACAACCCTGAAACCCCCGTACCGTCTTTTGTTGCAACTGACTCGGACTTCACGGAGACCTACGACATCTCGCATTGGACAGCGCAAGACCTGATGGACTTCGGCTCACAGCAACCGCTTGACCAACTCGGACAACTGGCAGAACTCGCAACAATCTAAAACAAACCCAGAAGAAACCCTCGCTCTGAAAATGGGCGGGGGTATTTCTTTGCCCCGAATTGCCGAGAGTCCCGCGTTGCGTTCAACTTGCGAATATGCGGGGCTTTCACAGAAAGGTTGCCAAGTCGGCAGCGGGGCTTGCGGGTTCTGGACACGAGGGGTTGTTGTTTCTAGATGCGAGGGGGAAGTTGCGATGGGAGTGAGGAACTAAACCCCCAACATCTACGGTGGCGGATAGCCGAGTCGGAATGTGCAAAAAAGTGAAAAAAGTTATCCACAGGGCAAATAACCCTGACACACCCCTCTGGCATACTGTGGGCATATCAGGAGTTCGGATAAATCTTTCCAAAACACTTGACTATGTAACACCCTTCCGATAGAGTGACTACATAAACCAAACCTACTAAAAATACTACTTAGAAGAAATCACGAACAACCGTGTAACACCCCTCAAGTAATGTTCGCAGTAACAACCCAATAGAAAAGGAAACCCACAATGAACCCATCAACAGTAGCGAAGGCTTACCTCGTAGCACGAGAAGCATTAGAAGTCGCAGAGAAGGCTAAGGCAGAAGCCGAAGCAATCTTGAAAGAAGCACTTGCTCGTGCAGGCGTAGATTTCGCAATCGCAGACGGCATGAAAGTAACAGTCGTTCAAGGCGAGCGACCTGCGTACGATGCAGAAGCGTTGCGTGACCTCGTATCACCAGCAGTATTCAAGAAGGTCACCAAGTCAGCGATAGACGGCAAGAAGTTCAAGTCGGCTATTGAAGTCGGTGTCATCAAGTCTGATGTCGCAGACGCTGTTACAAAAGTTACGGCGTACGAACAAGTACGAGTGACTGACTTGAACAAGGCAGAAGCAACAAAAGAAGTAAAGGCAACGAAAGTCGCTTAGTCGGTTGGGGGAGAAATCCCCCACTCGCCTCACCCAAACGAAAGGAAATCAAATGGGCTTAGATAACATTCCGAAGAACTATCCGTGCATGACTAAAGGCACGGCAGTACGAGTTGCTCGTCTCAACAAAGACGGAGAACCACTACTAGAAGAAGATGGAACAACAATGATGGTCACAGACTGTCAGGCTACGCAAGCGTGTGGCGGTTGTCCGTATGTCACCGAGTTGAACAAACAGGACAAAACAGAATTGGGCAATCCAGTTTATGGAATGTTCGGTACTGACTGTTGGTATCGGGGGAAGTGGGGAAACCACCTCTTGGAATACATCGGCTACGGCGATAGTGATGACTTCTCCTTCTATGGCGATAGCGAAGATGGAACAGAGAAATCAAAAGGCTCATGTCTCACTCTCGCTCAAGTCATTGACGAAGCAATCACCGAGTGCGATGAGGAAGATGGTGTCTTTCGCATGAACGGCGAGGACATCACTCCAGACCTGCGCTACGCATCGTGGTATCTCAAATGGGCATCAGAACACGCAGACGGTCTCGTCTGTTGGTACTAAGTGTTGGGGGAAACCCCACCACGCCCGACCATGTAACACCCCTCTGTAATAATGAGGGCATACACCTATTAGAAAAGGAAAACAAATGGTTACAACAATAATGAATACCGAAGAAGGTGAAGCAGTAACACGCATAAATGTTATGCGGATATTCACCTATGAAGTGGACACAATCGTTCAGCAACTGCGTGAAGATAATCGTGTAGGCGATGACGATGAGTTAGAACTCACTCTTGACGATGTTCTTGAGCGTGTCCAGTTTCAAGCAGAAGAAGATTTCAACTCTCCGATACGGGTAAAAGAGTTGTTGTTCAGCGACGAACACGGGAACGATTACTAATGGCAAAGTATTTCGTATCCGTATGGAACTCCGAGTTCGTGTACGCAACAAGTGAACAAGAAGCAGAACTCATGGTAAGGGCTGACCTTGCTGATGGGGCTATCAGGGCTAGAGACTTTGAGTACGACGACATTGAACTCGTAGAAGAAAGTGAAAACAAATGAGACAGTACAAAGTTCTTATTATCAAGACTGTTGAAGTTGAAGCAACAAGTGAAGAAGATGCTCGTGAAAAGGCATACCAAGCAATGAGCGACAACAAACAAATTGAAGATTTTGAGTTTCAGACAGAGGAGTGGGACTAATGGTTGTAGATAAACTTATCTGCGATATCTGTCATCAGGAGACACACGACGACTTCAGCGAAGTCTTTGATGTGTTCTATGGTGACGGCATGACACAAGAGCGTCATTGCTTTGACTGTGACCCTGCTGACGAGGAGTGTGCATAATGGCTCGCTACATCGTCAGTTGGCAAATGGTGTATGAAGATACAGAAAACGAACTTGATGCAGTCTCACAGGCGTACGCACACCTCTGCGAACTCGCACAAGACCCCTCTATCGGTGCGAACTATCTCAAGGTCACCAACCTTGATACACCCTCATCGTATTCTTTCGTACAAATAGACGAGGCACTAAACCTCTTAGGAGAAGCAGAATGACACTCACCAGAAGCGACATCTACGACATCGTGGAGATACTTGATAGCGAGTACTACTCAATGGGGATTACATCAGGACATGAGGCGTTAGCGAATGTTCTTGATGACTTCCTATCGGGGAGACTTGACGGTTTCCTTGAAGAACAGGGAACCAACAAACACGAGTTTCATAAAACAATCTTTTGGGTTCTTTCCAAGAAATGGATTACCGAAGGAAAAATGTGGCAAGACCAAAAAGTTTGGTACGAACTTCAGAAGAACTATCGCTAGTTTTTCTCAAGAGCCCCGCAGCGGGGAAAGCGTAGAAACAGGCGGGGCTGTCGACAGAAGCAATGTGTCCACATTGTTCCCAGATGTAGTCACAATGTTCTACGGTGGCGGAAAGCGGAGATAGTTGCGAGCGCAACTAAACAACTGTGACACACCCCTTTGGCATAATGTGTGTGTTCGGATAAACCTAACCGTGACACACCCTCGTGTAATAATGAGGGCAACTACTAGAAAAGGAAGTAAACAATGTTGGCAGAAATTACCATCTCTATCAGCGACAAGGATTTCTACGGCACAGTCGGAATCTTCCTCGGACTCATGTTCGGGGTCGCATACACGCTCGTCTTTCAGGTCGCTGTAAAGGCGAAGCGCAAGAAATAACCTTGACACACCCTTGTGTCATAATGTGGGGGTGGGATACGCACTGACAGGTAGCGACCCCACACCCAACAGGGGAAACCTTGTAACACCCCATTGATACAATGTGGGCATACCTACTAGAAAGAAAAACCATGAAACAGATTATTCTTAGTCCTGTCGTAGTCGTCACCATTGACGATGAAGGCAAGATTTCCATAGACATGATGTTCGCAGACTCCATCGGAGAGGTGATGGAAGATGACGGCGAGTTCCGTGCAGTCACCGAAGAAGAGCGAACCTTTATTGACGAGAAAGTTCTCCCCTTCATCCCGAAGGAAATCAATCTCTGATACACCCCTCTGTCATAATTAAACCAAGACCTACTAGAAAAGGAAAACAATGGCTAAGTATCCAAATATCAATATCCCATTAGTCGGGGAAGACGGAAACGCATTCTCCATACTTGGAAGAGTCTCACGCATCATGAAGCGCAACGGACTCAAGGACGAAGTGTCCACATTCCACGCAGAAGCGACTTCTGGCGACTACGACAATCTTCTCCGCACCGTCATGGCGTGGTTCTCAGTTGATACCCAACTGGATGAGGACTACGAAGATGACTACGAGGAGGTCGGGGTCTAACCCTGACACACCCCTCTGATACATTGAGGGAGTCGGAGAGAAAACCGACAAATAAATAAAAAAAGAATTATCAAAATAAAGTTGCAATTACCGCAAACCTTTGATAAATTAAAACCGTTGAGCAATCAACTAGACCAATTAAACATAGAAAAGGAAACATCCAATGAACGAACAACTTCCACAGTGCTGGCAAGATGTAGAAGATGCACTCAATGCAGGCATCGACCGAATCATCTTGTTCGGACCCCCAGGAACTGGCAAGACCTACGCAGGTCTCAACCTAGGCGATGTAGAGGCAGGCGCACACCGTCTCATCTGCACCGACGACATGACCAACGCAGAAGTGACTGGTCACTACATTCCGTCAGGCAATGACTGGCAATGGAAAGACGGCACTGCTGTCAAAGCATGGCAAGGCGATGGTCTCCGTGGCGGTCGTCTCGTAGTAGACGAAATTGACAAAGCAGGTGGCGATGTTTACGCAACGCTCCTCGCAATGACCGACACACCTGACTCCGCAAAGTGGGAGCGTCCAACAGACGGTCGCACACTGCGTCCTCTTGATGGTTTCTCCGTAGTGATGACAACCAACATTGAAGATATGCGTGAACTTCCAGAAGCACTGCTTGACCGTTTTGCAATCGCAATCCGAATCAACCAACCGCACCCGAACGCATTAGCAAAGTTGTCACCCGACTTGCGTAAATATGCAATTCGTATGTGTGATGCAGGCGAGCGCAGAATTAGTCTCCGTACCTTCTTCGCATTTGACAAGTTGCGCACAACGCTCGGTGAAGAGCGAGCATCCAACCTCGTGTTCGGTGACCGTGCACAATCATTCCGTGATGCAATCGCAGTAGACAAGGTTGCGTAATGACTGGTCACTTACCAATCCCCGAAATGCTAGGTCGTAAAGACACGGCACACGGACAATGGACTATTGATACTTGCGCACCTGTGCGTGGGCTACCGATGACGAACATCATTGACAAGAAGATGATTGTTCCGACCGACCCTGCAGAAACAGAACGACACATTCGTGCACACGAAATGGTTCACGCAAAAGTTTCACCTGCAGAAGATTTTCAGAAATGGATTATCAGAGGCGTTGCAACAGAAACTGCACTTCGTGCTGTTGAAGAGTTTCGTGTAAACCTTCTCTTGAAGAAGGCTGGCTTTGACCCCGAGAAATATCTTCTTGACGGAAGTGAGCGTCACGCTGGAGAACAACTTTCAGAGCGTGGCGATTGGGCTGGCTGTGTTTACACAACAGTTGGTTTCTCATCGTGCGCATCACTCAAAGAGTTTCTTACAGGCGTACGGCGTAACAATCGTGAATGGGGCGCAACGCTCTTAGCAATCTCTAAGAAGGTTGGCAAAGAGTTAGAAAAGTCTTACAAGGCTGGGCGACTCGGTTCAACAGAAATTGACCAACGCACACAACTTGCACCATTAGGATTTGCAGAAGTTGAACGCATTGCAGAAATGATTGACCGTATTGCGAATCCACCACAACCTGAACCCGAAGAAGAACAACCTGAACAGGCTGGCGAAGAAGGTAAGGCTGGCGAAGAAGCAGGCGCAAAGAAAGAAGAAGGCAAGGCTGGAGCACCTAAAAAAGCACCAGTTGATAAAGATGCTCTCAAGAATATGCAACCTGCAAAGTCACACGGTCGTGGGAGCGTTCCTCAATGGGGAGAACTCAAGGTTCGTAAACTTCCATTGACACGACACGCAAAGGGCGGTCTCGGTCGCAAGCGTAAAGCGACAGACATGGGGCGTAGTCCACGGCGTATCGGAAATATGCTCACAGACCCACAGAAGCGAATCTTTGACTCAACCAAGAGAGGCAACGGCGGTGTGGTCATCATTGATGGTTCAGGCTCCATGTCACTCAAGACGGAAGATATTGTTCGCATCGTTGATACGGCACACGGCGCAACTGTTGCGGTGTACTCGGCTGATGGTGAGAACAAGAAAGACAATCTTCTCATCCTTGCGGAAAAGGGAAAGATGGTCTCATCACTTCCCGACCGTAACGGCGGTAACGGAGTTGATGCACCTGCATTGCGTTGGGCAATCAATCAGAAGCAACACAAGAACGCTCCTGTCATCTTCATCACTGATGGTGCTGTTCACGGATTGCGAGATGGTTACAACGACCTGTTAGCGATGGATTGCATCAACCTCGTGTTGAAGCACAAAGTCACTGTTGCGAACGATGTCAATCAAGGCGTGAAAGTTTTGGAAGAAATCAAAGCAGGACGGAAACCAACAAAATGGTATCCACGATTGTGGCGACAGACTTACCGTGAACTGACAGGAACGGAACTGCGATAAATGTTGTGGGGAGAAATCCCCACACTGCCAGTCACACTTTGGTCGGTGTGGCAGAGCGAGAAGAACTTACCTCCTTTCAATCAACTCGCTCCAGAAATGTCCACTCGTTCAGAAATGAATGGGTGGACATTTGTGTATCACTTCTTAATTTTTGTGTCGCCTATCGTCACCTTGTCAAACGCACGAGCGAAGAGCAGTGCGAGAGAAAGCAGGATTGCATCACCAGTGCTCACAGAATCGATATCAAGAATGTGTGCCACCATCGTGACAAGACTTGTCCATACAGTAACGAGCAACACGAAGCCCATCACACCCTGCACAGATTTTGTAATCGCTGTAGCGCGTTCTGCGCTCATTTTATTGTTTTCTGTTACGGCTGGGATACGAAACTTACTTTCACTGTTTCCAATTTGTGGATTTTTCCATTCAGTCATTGCATAAATCTTTCGTAATCTGGTGGACACGCTGGCGTGAGATATTGAACTCGTCTGCAATCGTTTGCAGGCTCGCACCATCGTTGCGAAGTTTCACAATCTCTGCATCACGCTGTGTATCGATGGCTGGCCCTGGATTCAGTTTCCACGACCATCCCTGAAGTGACTGGAGAAGGTTTGTGCGTGTCTCGCTCAGCAGACCTGCACGGTTGCGTTGCCTCATGTAGCCGACCCATGCGCCGAGCGGAATGGTTGTGTCTTTGTGAAGTTCCACATGGCTTGATGGTACGAGGGCGTTGCCTGTTCTGGCAACATACTGCTGGAGGGCATCGAAGTGATTTGCCCACCTATCTGAATTGGGGATTTTTACTTGCGTCATGACACGAACACTAGTTCGTATAACCCTGTCATGTCTTGCAATCTACGAACATTTGTTCGCAAGCCCCGCTGCGGGGATTTCGTTGCGCAGCGGCGGGACTCGCGGGAGCGCGGGAGCGTCACGCAACTCACCCAATCATCTACGGTGGCGGAAAGCGGGGACAGTGAGACACTTTTTGTCTTTTTGTCTCATATAAATCTTTCTGATAAATACTTGACAATGTTGCACCCCGTTGATATAGTGATTCCATGAGTTGTTGACCAACGACTCTTTATCTAATAAATAACTATGTAACACCCCCTTGATATATTGGGGGCATACAGAAAGAAGGAACCCCACATGGGATACTCAGCAAAAGCAATCAGTCATCCAGAGATTCGCATTCCCCGAGAAAAGGCAAAGCAGTTTCTAGACGAACTACAATTTCACGAACCAAAAGTCGGGCACATCTCATGGTGCACACTGGTGGACTCATACATTGTCGCTCACGGCGACCTCTCATACGCATCAGCGAGCATGATGGAAGATTACGGCTTCATCACCCGTGTCAACCACGAAACACACGATGTCATCCTCTCAGACTGGGGCGGTGACAAAATCGGCTCCTCATGGGACATCGTATGGGAAGCGTTAGCAGTCACAGTTGACCCAACCATCCACACACTATGGCATATGGTCGGAGAAGACGACGAGCAGTGGATACAGAGTCTCCACCAAGGCATCTCCCACGGCTACAGCGTCGTACCCGCATAACCCTGATACACCCCCTTGATATATTTATCGCATCAACCAAAACAAAGGAGTCAGAAATGACAAACAAACAATATTCACAAATCGAGTGCTCAATCTTCTACCACGACGACGGGCGTGACTCCCTAGCGGATGTCGTTATCAAGTTCGGTGAAGAAACTCACGAAGACGACTCAGTGTTCTATTACATGAACGAAGAAGAACTTGGATTACTTCTCAAAGCGCAAGAGGAACTGCGAGACACTTTCAGCATCGCTGGTACTGAATGGGGCATTGACCTCTGTGAAGACTACGAGATGGTTTCATTCATCTCCACTGGTGTGTCAATTTGACATACCGCCCGACACATACTACAATGTGTCACATACCTACTAAACCTAAAAGGAAATCATGACAGAACTACTATTTGATGTTGAGTCGGCTCACCCCGACTACACACCTAACATCGTGGATTACGACCACGCAACCGTATTGTTCGGTGCAATCATCGGGCACTACTCATTCACAATCAAGCAAGGAACAGACGACTCCGCATACCTGAACTGGAATGACGGCGTTGCTAACGAGTGGACAGAGCATTACCCCTCACTCACTTACGCAATCGGTCGTCTTGCTACATTGCAGGCGTGTGCAGAAAGCAACTTTGAAAAGGGCTTTACCCTAACCCCCAAGGGTTTCGTGTCACACTTTGACAAGTTCTTAGATATTGCGATGACTCCGTATGGAGGTGCGTCATGAGCAAACTAATCATTGACACACAGACGGGGACAATTCTCAATATTGAGCATTGTTATATTGTTGAAGCGAGAGAACTAAGTGAAGACGACTTCACTTGCAGTGAACTTCAAGAAGTAGCAGACCGTGCAGGTATCTCCATCCAAGAGATGGGTAGGAATACTGGCTGGGGAGACAACAAGTACTCCTACGCAGTCTCATACTCACCTAAATCTATCCGAGATGAATGCGAGTCGTTCATTGACGGTGGTATCTACGACGAGACAGACCGTGAATGGCACGCAGTGAAATGGGTGCTTGATATGGCAACACAAGAACAGATAGAAAATCTCTCTAAGTGGATTATGTCCAACGAAGGCGTATGGAATGAGTACCGTTCAAATCTAATGGAAACACTTATGTTTGTGTACGCAGAAGAAACAAAGGAAAAGGTATGAGCATTAGTGGCTTTATTGTCTTAGACAAAACAACAGGAGAACGCTTAGCAACACTTCCATTGACTATCCCTATCGGAGACACAGTAGAAGGTTTCGAAAGGGCTGGTTACGAAGTGACTTGGACTTGGACGGAATCAGAATGAAAGTTTCACAACTAATAGAAATCATGAACACACTTCCACCAGAAACAGAAATCTGTGCACTGTGGTGGGAGCGTGAAACCTTTGATGATGTCAACGAACCAATTACGGATGAGTGTTGGGCAAAAGTCTGCAACGACTTCGACAACTGGGACGACGCAGGAGCGAATATCACAGACTGGGTTGCTGACGCAGTGATTGACAACAGTTGACAAATAAACGCAGGAGTGTTATACTCCTTGCCTAGTGACAGAACCCCAAACATCACCGTCGCACTTCATTGTAAGGAGATATACGGGGGTCTGAAAAGAACTACTTACCGACGGCAATGGCGATAGCCAACGGCAAAGAGTTCGTTTCACTTTTATCTACTAAACAAAAAAGGAATCTGTGGAAACACTAAAACACATAGAACACTTTGACCCCACCATCAGAGGACTCGCAGGCAAAACAGTCAAGCGGGTTCGTCATATGATTGAGGAAGAAGTCAAAGGAATGGGCTGGTATCAAAACCCGCACAACAACGCTTATGTGAACACAATCGTAATTGAGTTCACCGACAACACATACGCAATCGTCAGTTCAGACCAAGAAGGCAACGACGCAGGACATCTCATAGTGGAGGACTACTAATGAAGTTACTAAAACTTATCCGAAACATCCGAAGGAAACGCTCAATGAAGCGACACCCCTCTTACATCCAACACGGTGGCGGAAAGCCCGCACAAATTGCGTAAAGCGCACAAAACCCGCTACACTGTCATAAATAAACAACTAAATAGAAAGTAAGGACTATGAAAGTTCCCCTCATCTGTCCACGGTGCGACACGCACAACTGGATACCAAACAACAACCAACCCGCAGAATACTGCGGAGCAATCTCACGAGCAGACAATAAAACAGAAATCTGCTCAGCGTGCGGAGTCGACGAAGCAATGAAAGACTTCCAAGATGGCGGTTGTGAACCAATCAGCGCGTGGCCAGTGGCTATCGCTTATTCATCTCACTAGTGAAGACGCTAACGCGTAAGCAACTAGAAAACCATCTATTCGTTATTGAGTACCCACCGTTTGATGCGGACTGGGTGCCAGTAGCAATAGAAGCATTCAAAGCAGTGGAATCTGGGAAACCAGACGAGTGGATAGCAATACCACCCGAGAACCACGAAATGACTGCATCGGATATTCTAGAGTTCATGCACATAGCCCAATACAGGTTTGTTTAAATCTGTATTACAACAACTACGGTGGCGGAAAGCCAGCGTAACTAGACGAAAGTAAACAAAATGACAAAATTCACCGACGAAGAACTAAAAATCTGGATGGGACAAGACGACAGCGACGATGTACTCCTGCGTTTCGTCAACCAAGAAGACGGATATAAAGTAACCGTCGTTACCTACGACGATGCAGACGAAGACATTTCATGTGTTCAAATGGCGCAAGACGAAATCATTGTCATTATCAATGGCGACTTCGTACAGCGCACAATCAACGAAGCGCAAGAAACCCACGGCGACCGTCTCAGTCACCATGCGGCTGGAGCAATCGGATTCTCCGCAATTGTCGTAATGGCAATGGAAGCGGCTCAAGAGAAATTCGAAGACTCAGACCACTAACCCTTTACCCGTACATGTTAAAGGTGTACGGTAAAGCCATGACAACTTGGCAAGAATCCGCACGCGACGCACTGACAGAAATCTACGCTGTCCCAACAACAAGCGGAACACTACCGCTATTACGGATATTGTTAGATACCATGATTGACAAGGCATACATTAGTGACGGTGGCGGAAAGCCAGAGCAAGAGGCTGTAGCCAACTACTGGGGACATCTCGGAAAAGTTGCTTTAGAAGTAAACACCGACAAAGCCGCAATGGAATTTGAAACAGTCCTCGCAGTACTCATACGCAAACAACGCGATTACGGTCACGAAAACATCCGTCGCTTCGGACGGCAAGGACTCATGGTGCGAATGCACGACAAAATCGCTCGTTTAGAAAACCTTTACACCCGCGCCGCAGCGCCAAGTAACGAATCAATCGCAGACAACCTGCTAGATGTCGTCGGCTACTCAGCAATCGGAATCATGTGGGAACGCGAAACATTCCTAAACCCATTAGCCCCGCTCAACCCAGAGTTGCATCAACCAAGGCAACCTGTAAGCCCCGCACCCCGTTCAATCCGATTTCCAAAGTGACAGTCCCGCAGCGGGGATATTACAGACAGTCGCAGATAACTTTGCGAAAGGTGTTGCTTTTACCGCGGGGCTCCTGCTACTCTAACTAACTCATAGCCACTGCAGTCCCAAAGGTCTACGGTGGCGGAAACAAATGCTGCAGCACTCGGCTTCGTTCTCCTTTTGTAAAAAACAAAAAGGCAGCGGTCGCCTGGACTTTTTCTGGATAGATTCTAGTAAAGGTTCCCCCAGACCCCCTCCAAAGAGTGGGATTACTGGTTATAACTTATTCCATGTTTTAATTACTTGGAATAAATCCTTGAACCTTTGGTATCAAGTTGAACCAGGCCAACCTGGTAGATGATTAGAAAAATGACTTTCTTTACGCTTTTCCGCGAAACACTGGATTTGACTTTACTGAAACTAACTGCTAGAGTGAACACATGCATCAATCACTAGACGAGTTGCCAAAGAAGCACAGAGCAATCGCGCTGGCACTCACATCAAAAGGAATCCCAATCTGGGATGGACTACCTGAAGCAGTCATCAAGTCACTATATGACAACGGGTACAAGATTAAACGGAGACGCCGTGCGAACAAAAAATGAGACCGTCGCTAGCCGACCAGCCAAAGCCGCCAAGATACCGCCAGAGCAAATCGAACATGTGTTCGCCTACTGGCGCGAAATCATGGTCAAGGCTAACCGCGCTATCCTCTCACCAGAGCGGCGAGACCTCATCGGTTCAGCCATCCACGACTACACCTTAGAGGGAGTACTAGAAGCCATCAGAGGATGTTCTTTGTCTCCTTTCCATATGGGGGCGAACAAGCAACGCAAACGCTACGACTCGTTAGATTTAATCCTTAGGAACACTGACACCATTGAACGGTTCCTTCAGATAGCAGAGGAGAACCCTTATGTTGAGCCCTTTTAATGTAGACGGTGGCGGAAAGCCGTGATTGACTTACTGTGTATCGCTATTTTCGCTTTGGCTTTCATGGCTTTGGGTGGCTGGATAGAGCGGAGTACTAGGCGTGACTAAAGAAGAACTCAAGTCACTGGTTGACAGGGTGCATGCGAACTGGAACATCCAGCCTTTGCCTGCCCAGTTGCAAACCATCTACAAGGCTTGGTTCACCCTGCTAGAACCTTTCACAATTGAACTAGCAGACAGTATCATCACGCAACTAGCCAAAGAAGACTCATGGGCACCCAGACCAGGCACAGTCTACAACCGCTGCAAAGAAGCCTTAGACCCCAACCCGCCACCCAATGTACATTACGCATGGGAGCAATATAGAAGCCTTGCCGCACAACTAGACACAGGCGTCTGGCAAGAAACCGACATGCACCCAGTCCTGCGCAACACAATCAACATAATCGGCGGCTACCACCTACACACCAACGCCGACCGAGAACACTTCACACAAATCTATATGAAAGAAATGAATCAGTGAACGAAGAACAAGAACGACTCATACACGACAAAGAACTAGAAGACCACCTAGAACACGGAACACCCCTACCCCCATACTGGACACTCGCCCCACTATGGTGCTGCAGACAAACCCCAAAACTATGCGGAACACCACAAGCATACGAATACCCACAAGGGAATCTATTTCATGACTACCCGCCCGACTACGATACAACACCCTACGAATATGTAGCAGACCCCTACCCCGCAAAAACATTCACCAAAACAAACAAACTAAGGTCAGACGCATGAAACGCAACGGACGACCACCCAAACAAGCAACAACAAAAGCAACCCTCACACTAAAAATCGACGCCGAACTCAAGAATTTGGTGATTTCTTTGGCTGATGGTTACGACATGACGATTACGGAGTATATTCGTACGCTGGTTGAGCGGGATGCCTCGAAGTCCTGAGCGTGCTCTTAATTTGGAGCATAACTATAATCTTTTGACGACTGTGCCTGGTTGGTTGAAGAATGAGATTATTGATTTGTGTGAGGCTGAGGGTGTTTCGGTGTCTCAGTGGGTTTGTTTGACTTTGTTGTCGGGGGTTAGGTCATCTCAGGGTGTGCCTGTTTTGTCTGATGGGCGTCGTTTGCCTGATGCTGCCGAGATTCTGTCGGAGTATTTTTCGGGGGTTCGTGTTGTTTACCCGTGTGGGCGTACGGATTGTACTCCTGTGATTGTGTCTGTGGCTGGGGTTGATTTTTGTGACCCGTGTGGGGTTCGGTGTGGTTGACCTATTTTGGGTACATTTGGGCGATTGATGGTCTGACTGGGGTGATGCCTAGTCGTTTTTGTTCGTTGTGCAACTGGCGTGATGTAAACCCTGCCCATACTCCGTGCATGTCTGCTGGTGGGTATTCTAGGGCGTATGCGAGGCATTGGGTTTGTACTGTGCATTCTGCGCAGATGGCTCGTGCTTGTTTGATGTAGGTGATGTCTTTGTATTCTGTGGGGAACATGAGGTTTGTTTTCCCTTTGCAGTTTGCTCGGCTGCGCCAGTCGCTTGTGTGTATATCGGATAAATCTATTTGGTTTGTCATTTGGTTAAATCCTGTGTATAGGTCTGAAATGGGGCACCCGTATAGGGGTCGAACTTTGTTGCGACGGTTAATGCTTTAACAGCAATATTCTTTGCTTGTTGTATTGTGGGTCGTACTTTGGGCTGTAATGCCTGTATCGCACCCAACGCATATGGGGCTCCGCTACCTATAGCATAAATACCGTTCGTATCCGAAGTCCATGAATAATCAGACTCAATAATGTAAATAGTTGCGTTAATAACAGCCAGAATGGTTGAACCCTGCTCAGCGACATGTTCCTTATCTGCGTCTGGAGGGCTAGAGTATCCCTGCTCATCAAAACAATGTCTCAATGACGGCACAAACTTGTTAGTGATAAACGCATCCAGTTTCTTACCCCTCGTCTGAGGAGTCGGAGTCGGAGGCAGGAAACTGTAGTGCAGAATATTAATCGCTCGTACATCCCCCGCTGCACCTAAAAGATACTTACCATTAATAGCAATCTTGCTTGTCCCTGCACCCAAAGTCGTTATCTGATAAGCATTACCAGAAGAATCAAAACTAGAGATACGGGAATCAGTACATAAAACAGCAAAACCATCCCCCTGTATTCCTACTATGGTTGTCATTAGACCCTCTATGTAACTTTCTATCCCTCTCTAGGGACTTTGACCATATTGCGAATCGTGGAGGTTTATTAAGCCGCCATCGTTCCTTGGTATTGTTACATATAAGTGCTACGCCTGTATAGGGTTGCTCACAAAGTAATTAGTCTAGTTTATTGTTGACAATCTGTAGTCTGTCTACTTCTTTACGAAGTTTTGATATGAGTAGTGCTGCATCTTCAAGTAACTCAGGAGTCAGGTGTCTTACCTTATTGCCGCTGGTTATCCGCATGAAGTATGCAATTGTTGCAAGTTTCTGCTCTACCTGTAACTCAGCACTCACTGAAACCTTCAGCAGCAGCAATCTGTGTTGAAAGTGTCTTTACTCGTGAACCCTTTTTGTGGAGGGTTCCGCCATTCCCTGTAACTTCGCATACGGTGAAAGACTTTTCTTCGTACTTGCGTGTTATCTCGTGCATCTTTGGGTACTTCTCGCCATCTAGTGATTCAAAGTAATACCGCAATCCACCGAACTTTTCTTTGATTTGAAGGATTTTGTAGTCTGGGTCTACTGCTTTGAGTTCTGTGTGGCATTCCTCTATGAGGGGATACCAACCTTTGTCGCAGGATATGACTTTCCCGAACGATGATTCCATTCTTCCGAGTATCTCGTTAATAATGTCCATCGTTATCCCTTACGAATCCGCTTACTTTGGCTATGGAACGAAGGTAATCATATCCAGTTAAATTAATCCGCCAGCCGTCGCCAACCTTGTTGACAAAGCCGTTCTTTTCTAGGATTTCCATAGAGCGTATGGCTCTGGAGGGTTTACTGAATTTAGTGGGAAAGCATGCCGCCAGTTCTTCAACAGTGATGAAGGGTTTCTTCCTTCTCATTGATGCATACAGTAAAGCCGAATGTGTTAGACCATTTGGTTTAAATGGGATTGAGGTTGTACTCAATGTCTAGTCCTTAGATTTGTAGTAGCGATTGTTCTTGTCATGAACCAGTACAGCATAGCCAGCCTGTAGGTATTCTCCCCAATTTTCGTTCATGTATTTCCACCAATCAAGGCGGTCTTGTTCAGACATGTCTTTCCAGACAGCGAAGTTTTTGCCTACTTCTGGCTCGCTACCAATAGCCATTACATCACCTTACGAGAATATGGTTGGGATGCTTACAAGAACAACAACACCCAAAAGCCATACCACTACTGAGAAGGTTGCTAAATAGGCAACAAGTTTTTTCTCTTTCATCACAGTGGTAATACCTAAAAGAAACAAAGAAACAGCAAATAATCCTGTGAGCATCTGAAGTCGATTACTGTGCCTTCCTTCAGTTCCAGACAAATCTGTCCAATACTGACTGCCGTTAAACTGCTCGGTGTAAGGGTTATACAGTGCATCCATATAAGGCTTACAGTTTGGTAGTTGTTCTTTTGGGTTCTCAATAAAGCAAGGCATCGCAAACTCGTACAACTCGGCAGAGCCATTGAATGTCTTTATATCCTCATAGATATCATCGGTACTAACACCATCTACAAGTACACGGACTTGCTTGTCTTTCCATACAGAAAGGTCGTCTCGGTACTTAACTTCTGATGTAACCCACATTCTGTCTGCTTCAGACAAACTTAACTGATAACTAGAGTTGGCGTCCGAAGACCTTCCCCCATGAAGGGATGATTGAATTGCTGCCCATGCGGTAGTGGTAGAAACCAAGCCGAGCATTACGACAATAAACAGGTCGCCTGAGAATTTTTGGATTATCTTGTTCATTTGTTACTTTCTGTTTGTTTACGCCATTTGAACATGTTTCGCAAATGCACAAACTGCCACATGCCGAACATTGCAATAAACCCAGGCTTATCAAACACGATTGAGTACACAAGCCACGGGTACGAATGTAGTGCAACAATCAAATGACCGTACCATTTGTTGTTTCCTACAATGAAACTCCCGCCAACACCGACGAACTCCATCGCAAAGAGAAGCCAAGTCCATGTTTGTTCACTCACGGGCAGCCTCATAGGCTCGCATAGCGATATCACTCATGGGATTACTGACAGACAAGCCATGTTCATGAATGAAAGCCAACGCCCTATAGAGTTCGTCTGCCAAAGAAGATTCCTGTACCCACAAATCCTGCAGGACTCTAATCTCTTTGTCGCTAATCTTTCGTTCTTCCTCAAGGTCAGCAATCATGTTTGTGAGTACCGTGTATTCAGGGTCTTCCCTACGAATCTTCATATCAGTTAATGAGATGGAGGTCGCCCCAGCCATCCTCTTCAATAACAAGCGATAGTGTTCCAGCCCTTGTCTTGACTCCATAGGAATCTTGGAAGTATTCACCGACTGCTGTAAGACTTGGACATACAAACACGACGCGTCCTTCCTGCTCCTTGACATTCAAGTGGTGATAGTGACCAGTAATGAGCATGTTTGCGTCTGCAACGCCAGGGTGTCCCTTGCCCATAGTTTGGTCTTTCCACCAGTTCCAGACAGATTGACCCGCATTGCCGCTTGGCTTTGAGAGGTGTCCGTGTGTAAAGGCAACATTATGACCAGATAAATTTAACGCTACTGAAAGACGCTCCAACGGAAGTCGGAAACCGATATGACCGTATGCGCTTGGGTTTGCCGCAAAGATTTCAGCAACCTGCTCAAATACTGCAACATCGTCGTTATCACCAGTTGTTGTGAACGCCTTGCCAGCCAGCCCACGGTTTTCGCCGTGATTACCGCCAACTGCAGTCACTGTTATCTTTTCCGATAACGGTGCAATG